CAAATAATGAAGGTTACTTGAAGGTTGCTGCTGCCATTCAAAAATTTACTGATATGAGTATTAGTACAAATACTTATTATATTCCATCCCGTTATGAAAAGAATAAAGTTCCTGTTCAAGAAGTAATTAAGGACATGTTATTGGCTTACAAGTATGGTCTAAAGAATCTGTATTACGCTAATACTGATGACGGTGATAAACAAACCGTCATGGATGAAAAGAAGACGGAAATAAAACAACCAGTAGTACAAGAATCCGGTTGTGAAAGCGGAGCTTGTGCTCTATAATAGGAGGATAAAATGAAAACAGTATTAAATAAAAGAAACATAGACCAATTAAGAAATCCAATGTTCTTGGGTGAAGATCTATCTTTACAAAGATATGATTTGATCAAGTATCCTAAGTTCTATGATCTATATGATCAACAGTTGAATTTCTTTTGGAGACCTCAAGAAGTTTCCTTGGTAAAGGATATTAGTGATTATAAGAATCTTTCACCTGAAGAACGTTTTGTATTTGATAGTAACCTTAAGTTTCAGACTATGACTGATAGTATGTTGAGTCGTAGTATTCATGAACTTATGAAGCACGTTACCAATAGTGAATTGGAAATTTGTATGAATTCATGGAGTTTCTTTGAAACTATTCACAGTAACAGTTATACATACATTCTTAACAACGTTTATCCAGATGCTACCAAGTTCTTTGATAGTGTCTTAGAAGACAAAGAAATTGTCAAGAGAGCTACTGCAATCAGTAAGAAGTATGATGAACTATTGACACCATCTGATGATGTTAAACAACAATTGTTTGATGCGGTATTAGCTACTCAAATTACTGAAGGGTTGATCTTCTATGTATCATTTGCTTGTAGTTTCTACTTTGGATATCGTGGAAAGATGGAGGGTAACAGTAAGATTATTAAGTTTATTAGCCGTGATGAAAATCTACACGTAGCTATTACCCAGAACATTATGAAGAACTGGATTAATAATCCAGATGAAGGATTCCAAGATATTGTTAAGAAGAATGAAGACAAGATCTATGCTGCTTATGAAATGGCAGTAAATGCTGAAAAAGACTGGGCAGATTATCTATTCAGTAAAGGTAGTTTGATTGGATTGACTGCTGAAAGTCTAAAAAATTACATTGAATGGTTGGCTAATAATAGACTAACCAGTTTAGGATATAAGAAATTGTATCCTAATAGTAAAACCAATCCATTAGCTGGATGGTTGGATAGTTATTATGACAGTAAAAAACTACAAGTAGCTCCTCAAGAAACTGAGTTAAGTAGTTATGTAAAAGGTATTGATAATACCATCAGTGAGAACGCATTTGATGACTTCAAATTGTAATAAAATATTTTGAATAATGTCCATAAGTTATATATTTATTTTGTATAACTTATGGACCAAAATATTATTTTAACTTTAATTGGAATTGTACCTGCTGTAGTAGCCTCTGTAGTAACTTACGGAATTTCTTCTAAGAAGACTAAAGTTGATTTGGTTAAATTGATTAATCAATCTAGTGATAAGTTGAGAACTGAAGTTAAGGTAGAATTAGAAGAATGCAGAAAAGATAGAGAAGCAATCAGAAGTGAATTGAATGTCTATAAGAAAGAAAATGAATCTATAAAGAAAGAGTTGGAAGAACAAAAGAAAGAAAATAAAAAGTTAAAGTCTGAACTAAATGAATTAGAAATTAAGTTAGACGCAGCAAATGATTTGATTTCAAAATTAGCAGAAAGTAAAGTATCCAAAAAGAAATTGACAAAGTGATATAGTATAATATACTATATTAGTGATGACGGAAGAAAGATATTGTGATACATCTTTGGTATATCTGAGTCCATTAAACAAGAATGTGGCAAAAGATTTGATTGTAAAGAACCATTATACACACAAATGGAGTCTTTGTACTGTTGCATATGGTGTTTATTATAAAGAATATATTGAGAGTACATTCTTTGGTGGTTTTAATAGTAAATTAATTGGTGTATTAGTATATGGAAATGCTGTTGGTAGAAATGCTAGCACAAGCGTGTCACCGCTGTTAGTAAACAATAATGTGTTGGAATTAACAAGGGTATGGATTGCGGATGGATATGGCAAGAACATAGAGAGTTATTGTATTGCTGAGTCATTTAGACAACTCAACACGGATTATCCAGATATTAAGTGTATTTTGAGTTATTCAGACAGTGAAGCTGGTCATTCTGGAACAATTTATCAAGCTACTGGGTTTTTGTATCAAGGAGACAATTATGTAGATATTGCTTTGATGCCTAATTATAGTGTTAGTTTACATGGCCCCCCCGACTATAATTGGATACATAGCAGGACTGTATATTCAAAGTGGAAGACACATAATGTTGATAAATTGAAAGAAAGAATAGGTAAAACGTTCTGGAGGAAAAGAGAAAGCGGTAAACATAGATATATTAAGTTTATAACTTCTAAGATAGAAAACAAAAAACTGGTCAAATCATTGAAACACAAGGTATTACCTTATCCAAAGAACGTTTCTTTTAAAGAAGAAGTAACTGAGATATTAGTAGATAGTAAAAGCAATAATACGTTTTTTTAGTTAAATTTGTTAACAACTGATTCAGTTGTACATTTTTCACATTCTAAATATTTTGTGTGATTCAAATCGATAAATTTAGGATTAATCCACCAATCTTCAAAATACTGTGTTTCATATAATGGAGGACATGTTAAATCTTGACACAACAGATGGTAACCTGCGTTTTTTAATATTTTTCGTTGAACATCACGGGGTACTGTGCCAAATCTATAACTGTCGTGTTCAATTGTTATTACTTTAAATTGATATATATCCAAGGGTATTCTTTCAAGGCAATCCGTGGTATTTTCATCGATGTCTAACGACAGATAATCAATTATTTTAGGTACTTTATATTCTAAAAATAGATACTTATAACACAATTCAATTGCATTAAAATTGATATAATTACACTTTCTGGAACTATAATTAAATTTTTCCATTTCAATACAAATACCGTTCCACCCAACAGATTCTAAAAAATAACTGTTGTTACCAATAATTGGTTCATTCGATCCAATATCTATAAAATATCCGATGTTATTTTTATTTAAAATATTATAAACAAATTTATCTTGGTGTGAAGATGAATAAAACATATTGTTGATACATATAATTCAAAATAACCATAATAATTTGTTTTTTCATCATATTTATACCATATGAACAAAGAAGATTTAAAAAGATTAATCAGAGAATGTGTCACTCAAGTTAAACTTGAAAAGAAATTGAAGTCTTTGATCAAGGAATCATTGGATGCAATCAAAATTACAAAGCAAGAATCTCTTGCGGAAAAGATGCAAGATTTGGCTGATGCAGTAAAAAAGATCAAATCAGACGCAGAAGTTACATTGGATGATGCAAAAAGATACAATGTTTGTTATTGTAATCCTCACCATTTCAGCATTTATCCAATGACTGATGATAATTTTACCGTTACTTATTTCAAAGACAACACAGATAGAACCAAGAAATTCAATCTTACATTTGAAGAATTGAAGAAATATGTAACTGAAACACTAAAAGAAAACGTAGGAGATTATGTCCAAAAAGCTTATAATAAAGCAGCTGAAAACAGCAAGGACAAAGAATCTAAGAAAGAAGAAGGTCCACAAGAAACTGATGAAAAGGTTGTAGATCAAGTAGAAGACAAAAAAGATCTACCAGATTCTCAAATGCAATCAGTTGACAAAATCAAGAAACAAGTGGATCATAGTGTTAAAGGTGAAAAGGCTTCTTATAAGTATCCTAAACAAACTGATAAGAAATTGACTGTCAAACCAAAGACATTCAAGGGTAAATCAAACAAAAAGAAATAATATGAAAAATAAAATCGCATTGGGTTTGGCTGCATTTGTAGCACTTACCAATGTAAAAGCCGGTGACAGAGAGTGGGCCGTAGTAGGTAAAGTTCTTACTGGTGTAGCTGCTCTTCATGTAGTTGAAAGGATTGTATGTCCTCCACAGCCACAAGTAGTATATGTCAATCAACCAGTTGTAGTTCACTCTGCTCCTGTTGTACAATATGTACCACCACCACAAGTTGTATATGTTCCACAACCTGTTTATTATTATCAACCAGCACCAGTGGTAGTTGTTCACGGACATTATCATGGTCACTGGCACAGATATTAAAATTAAGTTTAAACGTAAAACTGCTAGGTCAAACTAGCAGTTTTTTTATTTTTGGAGTTGACGTTCAAAGAAACCCGTGGTAGAGTGTCTTCTGTAATATGAAGAATAAATCATCTCTGAATCTTGTAACTGTTGACGCATCTCAAGTTAAGTCCTTCATCAAGGACTGTGACAAGTTGAAGCCATCCTCTTTGGTGATGGATTCAATTAAATGGAAGTATCTTGTACGCAGTGTAATGCGTGGCAAGAACATTCTTATCGTTGGACCTACTGGATGTGGCAAGACATTGGCTGCTCAAACTGTAGCTAAGGCTCTAGAACGTCCTTACTTTTATTTCAATCTTGGTGCTACCCAAGATGCTCGTAGTGCTCTTATTGGTAATACTCATTATGATAAGAACACTGGTACTTACTTCAATGAATCCGCCTTTGTTAAGGCTATTAAGACTCCAAATGCTGTTATCTTGATGGATGAAGTTAGCCGTGCTCATCATGATGCTTGGAATGTATTGATGACTGTTCTGGATGATCTACAACGTTATCTTCGTTTGGATGAAAAGAAGGACAGTGAAGTGGTTAGTGTAGCTGAAGGTGTATGTTTCATTGGTACGGCTAATATTGGTAATGAGTATACTTCTACCCGTGTTATGGACCGTGCTTTGATGAGCCGTTTTCCTGTCAAACTAGAAATGAGTCCATTGTCTAAAGATGTTGAGTTTAACTATCTAAAGAACCGTTTCAATATTTCTGAAATGGAACATCTTTATATTTTGAATGCGGTTGTTGAAATTGCGGTTCATACCCGTGATCAGATTAAGAGTGAGGACAGTAAATTGAGTAATTTTATTCCTACTCGTTCAACCGTTGAAATTTCAGAATTGATCTTGGATGGATTTAATTTGCTTGAAATTGCTGAGACTGCCATTTATCCTAACTTTGCGGTTGAAGGAGGTATGGATAGTGAACGGACATATGTAAAACAGTTGGTCCAGAAGTACGTCAAGGTTGAAACTAAGGACAAGTTGTTTTCAGATCCATTGGCTAAGTCACTAGAACAACCTCCGTTCTAATAAATAAACAAAACATTGCCTGTCAAAATATATGAGTAATTACAGTGATTATTGGTTGGATGATGATGACATCTATCAAGATGATATTGATGCGGGTTCATCTGTAAACTTCAATCTAATTAAGTTGGCTGTAGCACGCCGTGCTGTAAGTAACTTTGTCAATATTTTGACAGGCAAGTCTATTCCCGTTTATTTTAGTTCTGAAGGTAAGGATAATTGTACTGATGGTAAGACTGTATATTTGTCCGCAGATATTCTTGAAAAATCAGACTTTGATCCTGCTGTAGGACTTGCCTTACATGAAGGTAGTCACGTTATATTGTCTGATTTTGATTTGGTTAAGACTCTTTGGACAAAGGTTGATCGTAGTCTTTATGATTTGGCACAACCACTTCAAGTTAGTAAAGATGAGGTAGCTGTCTTGGTTAAGACCTGTCTTAACTATGTAGAAGATCGTTATATTGACTGGTATGTATATAACAATGCTCCAGGCTATCGTGGATATTATTTGACGTTGTATGAGAAGTTTTTTGATAGTCCAAAGATTAAAGTGATGTTAAAGAGCAATCTATATCGTGTGCCTTCTATTGAAAGTTATGAAACTCGTATGATTAACTTTACAAATGAAAATACTGATTTGGATGCATTGCCTGGATTGCGTGAAATTGCTAAGGTAATTAATCTTTCTAATATTCAACGGCTAACTACACCAAAAGACCGTTTGAATGTTGCTATGGAAGTAGCTAAAATCATTCTTAGTAACATCACTGAACACAAAAAGAAAAAGAATGAATTATCAGATGAAGTTGGTGAAGGAGAATCAGTAGATGATGCATTGGGTGGAGAAAAGGTGGAGTCACCATCATCAACTGATGATGTAAAGAATGATAGTAGTTTTGATCCTGAAGTATCAGATAGTAAAAATAAACAAATCAAGAAAGCTATTCAGAAACAGAAAGATTTCTTGAACGGTAATATTAAGAAAAAGAGGGTTAATAAAAAGGAAAAGAAGATTCTTGACGCAATTGAACAGAGTGGAATGACACTGGTAAAGAGTGGATCTGATTATCTTAAATCAGATGGATACTACAGCATTGATACTATTCTTGTAACTAAATTGACTAAAGAATTGATTGAGACTGATGTATTTCCGTTGAAGTATGTTGTATACAATCATTATACTGGACGGTATGATTCTACTGCTGTTATTAATCAAGACAACCAAAAGGCTGTAAATGCTGGATTGGTGATGGGTGCGGCTCTTGGACGGAAACTACAGATTCGTAGTGAAGTTAATAATACCAAGTATATGCGTAAGCCTGTTGGTAAGATTGACCGTAGGATTTTATCTGAACTGTCTTTTGACAATGAAAATGTATTTCATACAATTGATGTTTCAAAGTATAAACATTCATACATTCACATTTCTGTAGATGCAAGTGCAAGTATGAGAGGAGACAAATGGGCAAAGACTATTACTAGTGTTGTGGCTATTTGTAAGGCTGCTTCTATGATTGATAATCTAAGGGTTACCGTATCATTTAGAACTACATTTAATTCTAGTAACAGTAATTGTTCTTCTAATCCTTATGTGATTATTGGATATGATTCTGCTGTGGATAAGATCAGTAAAATTAAGTCATTGTTTCCATATTTGAGTCCAAATGGATCTACTCCAGAAGGATTGTCATATGAAGCAATTATGAAACATTTGCCGGAAACATCCGCAGATTCAGATTATTATTTTCTGAATTTCAGTGATGGTGAACCAGCTATGAACTATACCACACAGAACGGGGATCGTATCAGTTATAGTCAAGAATCTGCTGCTCTTCATACCAAGAAACAGGTAACAAAGATCAAGAATAACGGGTATTCTGTTTTGAGTTATTTTATTAAGTGCAATGATTATGTTAATCCAAACTCTGTAGAGTTGTTTAAGAAAATGTATGGAACAAATGCTTCATTCATTAATCCAAACAATCTATTGCAGGTTGCCAAAACAATGAATAGGATGTTTCTTGAAAAAAGTCATTGACATTTTGGAGGATATAATATAAAGTATTTACAAGGTTGAGATTCAACCAGTAAACATAAACAAGAAAATAAAACATAAAAAATATGAGTAACAAGAAGACAAACCGCAAGAACAAGACAAACCTAACTGTAACCTGGCCATCAGCAGACAAGTATTTTACTATTGCTGATCTAATGGAAACAAACAAGGAGTTTATTCCCATTACACTTCGTGTACGTCTCAAGAACGCCATTGATGATGGTACTGTTGTTGAGATTGGTACTATTCATGGAGGTAAGGGTCGTCCAAAGTTGGCATTCGCAATGAATCCAGTAACTGAGGATGTTCTTGCTACCGCACGTCAAGCAGAAGTTGTACTTCATGATAAGTATAATACTGTCAAGGTACTTGACGTTACAAGCAAGCCTACTGAAACACCAGTAGAAACAGAAGTTGAAGTGTCAAAGACAACTGTTAATGCCTAAGAAAAAGATAACAAACAAAATGCCGTGTGATGACTCTGATGTAGCTGTCATTTACGGCATAATTTGTTTGAAAACAAAAAAATTACTCAAAGTACATTTGAGTGAGAAAGAAATTTGGTATGAGTTTAATACAGGTATGTATGATGAAACCAAATACACTGTAATTAAATTAGATATCAAGGTGCAATAATAGTATTCAAGGTATTGGTCCAATCAGGGGCCAATACCATTTTTTCTTTATTATCCTTTGAATAATAATAGAATTTGACGTTGGGATTTTGTTTTTTAATATTTTTTACTATAGCTGTCACCATGTTCCAATTTCCCCAATAAATAGCTTCATCCATCTCACCATCAAATATACTAAACTTAATGGTGGAGGTTTCAAAAACATAGAAAACTGTTTCTTTAGGGTTGATTTTTTTGAAAGTCATGGTATATATAAATAGTATGAGTAATCCATTTTTTGACACTGATGATTTTGACTTTGAAACTGAAAAACGCAAGTTCATCAAAAACCTTGACTTTTTAAAATCCATGTCTGCGGAAGAACAGACTTTCTATAAAAAGTGGGTTGAAGTACAACAGTTATCCAGTTACATAAATAAATCTGGTGTAGCCAAAGCTAAGATTTGGACACCAACTGATATCAACAATCAAGAACTTACAATTAAAGAAATTGAACAAATTAAACCAACTGTTGTTCATGTAGTGGATGATCCAATTGACACTGATTGGGTGATGTTGAGAACATTTTGTCATACCATGGAATATGCACAAACTCCTGGTAGATTTATTAAATTATTAATCAGTGACGGTAATGAAAACAATCCACGTTATTTGGGAGTGGTTAGTATTTCAAGTGATGTAATTACTATTACAGACAGAGACAATTATATTGGATGGACTCCTGAAAACAAACTAGAACATAAGAAGTTGGTACATAGTGCAATTGGCAGTTGTATTATGAGTACACAACCATTTGGTTATAATTTCTTGGGTGGTAAACTGGTAGCTGCTTTGGTTACATCAAGTGCAACTAGAAAAATTTGGAAGGATTTATATGGTCAAACTCTTGTAGGAATCACAACCACTTCATTGTATGGTAGTTACAGTATGTATAACAGTTTGAAATGGTGGCATAAGTGTGGTTCTAGTACTGGTAAGATGACAATCAAACCAGATGATAGTGTGTACAATACATGGCATCAATGGGTTAAAGAGAAAAAAGCAGATGAATACAAGAAAGCCATGACACAAAAAGATGGTGTTAGTGGACCTGTTACTGGTGCAAAGAATCGTGTATTGAGTATGATTTTTCAATCTCTCAATATCAAAACATCGGATTATACGCATGGATATGAACGTGGTGTGTATTACAGTTGTTTTTATGAGAACACCAAGGAATTTCTACAAAACAAGATTGGTGAAGATGAATTGAAGATGAAAGAACTCTTTAAACGGGATACTGATGCTATTATGGAATGGTGGAAACCAAAGGCTATTGAACGGTATAAAAAGTTAAAGAGTGAAGGAAATTTAAAGTCTGATATTCTTTATTATAATAAAATGATTGGTATGTCCTATGAAGAAGCCAAATCTAGCTTTTTCTCTGAAGTTGGACGTTGACATTTTATAATCCGCTGTTATAATAAAAAAGATGAAAAAATCTCTATGTTGTATTTCCTTGCAGTTGCAAGAAAAAGGTATCAAAGCAAACACCATGACAAAGACACGGTTTCTTGCTTTGGAACGTAAAAGTGCTATTGACACTGTATCCAAACGTACACTGAACAATGTATCTACTACGGTACAAATTATTTCATTGTGTGCAAGTAAAGGATGGAATTACCGTATCAGCAGTGATTTGTTTCCATTGGCTACATTGCCAGAAGCAAATTTGTCATTTGATATTCTTCCAGATAAAAATAAAATTTATGAAATGTTTAAACTTGGTTCAGAAATTATTACAAAAAATAAAGTACGGTGTTCTACTCATCCAGACCAATTTGTGGTACCTGCTTCTGCTAATGCATCAGTTGTGCAGAAGTCTATTGTAGAACTAAAAAATCATGCTACCGTGATGGATTTGTTTGGTCTACCACAATCATATGAAGCTCCAATCAATATTCATATGAATTGTTACAAAGGTGACACCAAGGATATTGCTAAGCGGTTCATTGATGTATACAATGATTTTCCTGTAAATGTTAAGTCTCGTCTTGTTCTTGAGAATGAAGACAAACCTAACAGTTGGAAAGTAGATGAATTATATGATTTGATTTATTCAAATACTGGCATTCCTATCACGTATGACAATCTTCATTTTCGTTGTAACAACGGTAAATTGTCTTCTAAGGATGCAATGAAGTTGGCTATGTCAACATGGGGTAAGTATCGTCCTCTATTTCATTTTAGTGACAATGATCCAACCAACAAAAATCCACGTGCGCATGGTGATTATGTTCGTAGTATTCCTGAAGAATATGTTGACATGGACGGCGTTGATTATGAGTTTGAATTCAAGGCTAAAGACTATGCTATTGAACGGTTTGAAAAAGAATTTCAAATATAATTAATGATAAGTGTTGACGGAATATAGGTATCATGTTAGAGTCTTAATAGTTAGTTGATTGACTAACAATAAACAAAAACATAAAATAAATAAATAAAACATATGGTTACACGTAAAAATACAAAGAATAAGACTACATTCGCTTACAACAAGGTTCAAGGTCTAGAGACCTTTGCTTCTGCCCCATTCAAGGGAGTTAAGAGTGTTGGTAAGCGTTTGACAATTCGTGCTGGTAAGAAGCGAATTGAACTAAATGGTCGTCAGATCAATGCTCTAAAGAACGTATTGGCTGAAGTTACTGCCTGATGTAGGCACAATAAAGACAATGAGTATTACTAAACTAATTATAGTAGTTGTACTTGCAAGTATTGCAGTTTCATTGTCTTTGTATTCCAAGTTTGTAACGCCACTTGCTTTACTAGCAGTGGCGTTATATTCTTTATATTTGGAAAATAAGATCAAGAAAACTCTTGAATCTTCAAAGAATTTGGAGGAAACTGTAAGTAAGTTAACAACTGATGTAAACACATTATTTGAAAATCAGAAACAACTGTTGACAATTATAAATTCACTAAGAGCTAGAATTAACAATTATTATGGGAAGACCACCAAAAAACAAGACCCTTCAATCAGTGAAAAACTCAGAAACATTGAAAGAAGAGAAAAAGAACTTAGTGAAGAGTAAAGGGTTATTTGACCACATCAATCATATCAGAGAAGTAAAGTCTCCTGATTATTATGATAAACTATCAGTAGAAGAAAAGAAATCTTTCAACAAGTATGTATTGTTGATGGGATTGAGCATGGATCAGTCTTGTATTGAAGAGATTGCTTATATCTCTAAATACTTTGATTCTATTTCAGATAGATTGTTTTATAAGGTGAGTTGTGATGTGGTACCACATGGACGTAAGTTTTGTAAGTGGATCAAGGCTAGTAAGAAATCTGTCAATAAAGAGTTAATTCAATTGGTTGCTACTCATTATCAGATAAGTAAATCAGATGCGTATGACTATTGTATTATGATGATTAAGAATGAAAAAGGATTGACAGATTTGATTAATGTATGTAAGTTATACGGCAAAACTGAAAAAGAATTGGAGAAATTATTTGATAATGACTAAAAAATATATTGGTGTATCTGGTGTTGCTCGTAGTGGCAAAAATTTGTTTTGTGACATTGCAATTAAACAATTGTCACAAGATGGTATCAAAGCTAAACAATATGCATTAGCTTATTATCTTAAAAAAGACTGTGAAGAGTTTATCAGAACTAAGTTGGGATTAGATGTGTTTACAGAGAAGACTGAAGATAAATCTATTTTCAGAGAAATGTTGGTGTGGTATGGTGGAGTAAAGAGAAAACAGACTGAGGGTACATACTGGACATCTATGCTTCAGAAAGATATAGAATCAGATGATAGTGAAGTAATTTTTGTATCAGATATTAGATATGACCAGTATCCACAAGATGAAGTGTATTGGATTAAAGAAGTATTGGGTGGAAAATTGATTCACGTAAACAAATACACTTACAATGATTGGGATCAACGTGTATTTACAGAACCACCAAATGAACATGAAAAAATTAATGATCCTCTGGTAAAATTTAAGAGTGATTGTCAGCTGGAATGGAAACAATCTGATAATAGTAAATCAATAATTGATAATCCGTATTTAAATTCTTGTGTTAAAGATGCTTTAAAAACATTACTTAGTTAATGTAAGAATAACTGTTCCGCCGTCATAAAACACAACTACACTGTCAGTTGTGTTTTTAAATATTTCATGTTTTATTGCTGCAATGTCATTTAAAACGGATCTTTTGTATAGATCATGACACTCTCTGTACTTGTTTGATTTTTCATTTGATTTACAATTACAGATACGGTTATAGTTATCTACACAATCAAGAAACACATTTAAGTTTGAGTTAAATGACTGTAAATTTGACCTTTTGACTAAATGATAGAAATCAGTAACGTTGCTTATATTCATGGTGATAACTTAGTAAATATAAAATATATCAATAATGATAGTATATATATTATTGGAATACAAATAAATTGATAATTAAAAACAATTGTAAACAGAAAAGTTATCCAAAAATTAAAACATAGTGGACATGTAATTAGTCTGATTAAAAAGCTGTTGTATTTCTTTAATAAGAATGAGTGGTAGTTCAAACTAAAGTCATTATTTTTTTCAAGTTCATACTCTTTGATTTTGAATAAATTGCCGGTGAATTTGAAGTATTCAACAAATGCATCTGTATTAAACCAGACAACCAACAAAAACGTATTTAAAAAAATTATATAAATCATAAACGGTCTATTTATCTATAAATATAAGAGTTATATGAAAGGAATTATTTTATCTGGAGGAACTGGTAGTAGATTATATCCTCTTACAACAACGGTTAATAAACAATTATTACCAGTTTATGATAAACCAATGATCTACTATCCGTTATCTACAATGATAACATGTGGCATTAGAGAGTTTTGTATTATTAGTACACCAGAATATTTACCCTTGTATGAGAAATTGTTTGGTGACGGCAAACATTTAGGTTTGGATATTTGTTATAAGGTTCAATATAAACCAAGGGGTATTGCTGAATCATTTATTATTGCTGAAGATTTTATTCAGAATGACGCTGTTGGATTGATATTGGGAGACAATATTTTTCATGGAATGGCTAGAATGAAACCAACTTTAGATGGTGCAATTGTATTTGCATATCAAGTAAATGATCCAACTGCATATGGTGTAATTGAGTTTAATGAAAATGGACAAGCTATTTCTATTGAAGAAAAGCCTACCAATCCAAAGAGTAACTATGCTGTTCCTGGTTTATATTTTTATGACAATGAAGTGGTGAAACTAGCAAAGTCATTGAAGCCATCTGCTAGAGGTGAATTAGAAATCACTGATTTAAACAGAATTTATTTAGAAAAACAAAAGCTAACAGTAATACAATTTCCTAGAGGTACTGTGTGGTTGGATGCAGGAACACCTGAATCTTTATATCAAAGTGGTGCTTATATACAAACAATTCAAGAAAGACAAGGCATTAAAATTGGATGTATTGAGGAAGATTGCTATAGAAAAAAATTTATTAATAAACAACAACTATCTAATATAGTTGACAAAATGCCTAAAAGCGAATATAAACAATACTTAGAAAAATTATTATGATTATACTATTTGGATCAACCGGATACGTCGGAAGTGAATTTAAACGTCAATTAGAACAAAAACAAATTGAATTTAAATGTTGGCCTAACGCAGCAAACACAACATTTTATGATTTGGAGAAATGGTATGAAAAGGCAGGATATCCAATTATTGATGCAGTAATTAATGCGGCTGGATATACTGGAAAGCCAAACGTGGATGCATGTGAAACAAATAAAGATGTTTGTATTCACGCAAATATTATATTTCCACAAATACTAACTGATTGGTGTGTATTAAATGATATTCCACTTGGTCATGTATCAAGTGGTTGTATTTATTATGGATCTGGTCCAAACGGAACTGGATTCACTGAAGAAGATGAACCAAATTTTTCATTTGGTCAAAATAATTGTAGTATCTATAGTGGAATAAAAGCTCTTTCAGAGAAGTTAGTAAGAAAGTGGGAGAAATCGTATGTATGGAGATTGAGGATGCCATTTGAAGAATATGACAATTCCCGTAATTTGATTAGTAAATTAGTCAAGTATCAGAAACAATTAAAGGCAGAAAATTCAATATCACACAAACAAGAATTTGTTAATGCTTGTATTGAGACGATAACCAAAAATGTTCCATATGGAATTTATAATGTAACTAACACTGGATATATTACTACTGAATTATTGGTTGAAAAACTAAAGAAAACTATTGCAAAAGATAAAGTATTTGAGTTGATTGAAGCAGATGAATTTTATAAATCTTGTGCAGTTACTCCTAGATCTAACTGTATTTTGGATAATAGTAAGTTACTATCTACAGGCATTAAAATGAGTAGTGTAGATGAATCATTGGATTATTGTTTGAATAATTGGAAATAATATGAATATACTAATAACAGGCGGATGTGGATTTATAGGCAGTCACTTTATTGAAGAAATTCTTAAACGTGATAATGTAGTAAAAGTTTATAATATTGATGCTGGGACATATGCGGCTAATAAAAAACTACCATTTCAAGATGATACAAGATATCAAAGATTGAGTATGGATATTTCTGCTCCATATTTTCCTGATCAGAAGAAATATATTGACTCACTTAATTTAGATTATGTAGTTCATTTTGCAGCGGAATCTCATGTAGATAATTCAATTAAGAGTCCAAAAAAGTTCATTGACACTAATATCAACGGTACATTTAATTTATTAGAAATGTTTAAGGGTACCAATATAAAGAAGTTTATACACATATCTACAGATGAAGTATTTGGTAGTTTAAGTTATAAAGAGAGAGAATTTAACGTTGATAGTCCATATAGACCAAATAGTCCTTATGCCGCAACAAAAGCGTCTAGTGACTTGTTAGTAAGAAGTTATGTTAAGACATATAATTTTCCAGCTATAATCACAAATTGTAGCAATAATTTTGGTCCAAGACAATATCCAGAAAAATTAATACCAGTTTGTGTTAACAAATTGAAAAACAAAGAAAAAATACCATTATATGGAAACGGATCAAACATCAGAGATTGGATCTATGTTAAAGACCACGTTAATGCTCTAATTAATGTTTTATTGGATGGTATTGTAGGAAAACAATACTTGATTGGAGGTAACAATGAATTATCTAATATACAATTAATACACTTAATTGTTGCTACATATGAAATCATTACAAATCAAAAAGTTGACTGGGAATGGTTTGAATATGTAACAGACCGAAAAGGTCATGATTTTAGATATGCAATTGATGTCAAAGACTTTCAAATGGAATTTAATAAGTTCAAATTAACAGATTTTAATGAGAATTTAAAAGAAACAGTTAAATCTTATATTGTTTAACTATTTTTTACATTTATCAAATCATTTTCATATGTCTTTAATGATTTAATGTGAAGTTTGAATATATCATATTCCATTTCACCTAGTTCACCTGAGTCTTTCAAGACGTTAGGTAGATGTGAAGTTAAAAAGTCATATCTATCTTTGTTAAATAATGATCCATCAAATTCAACAATTACATCATTATTTTTTTGTTCATCAATATTTTTAATTTTTGATGATAAATCAAATGACGTTTTTGATTGTTCTTGATTTATATATTCATTTTTTTTGCAATTTACGTATAAATTACTGGCCCATGGTTCTAAATGTTGCAATAATGATGTGTTGCAATTATGTATAATGAAACCAATGTTAAATTTTGGTGTTAATATTGGATAACTGTATTCATCATTTTTTATCCAACTTCCCCATTTTCTTATAAAATTTCTTGAGTTTTTGTAACAACATTCTTTATAGAAATCATCATCTTTTTGAATTTTTTCAGTCCATCTGTGTCCTCTACATGTCAAATGGTATACAAGGGCATCTCTGGATTGTATCAATTCAAATCCATTTAGTATCCATCTTTGAAAGATATCACTATCTTCATATGGAAATGGTGAGAACATATGATCATGTCCTCCAATTGATTGAAAATCTTTTTTATACAAAATCCAAGGGGCAAACATGCCTTTTGTTGTTTTATCTTTTGAATTCAATTGTTCAGTTGAACAAAATGATTCAAATTTTGTAATATCAAGATTATCAAAATCTAATCCAAAATTTTGTGTTATTTTCTCCTTACCTGAAGGATGTAAAGGTGGTTCTACTCTTGTAGCACATACCACCTTATTTGGTTTTAAATGTTTTAATAGATTTTCTACATAATTTGGACCAATGATCATATCCGCATGCAATATGCTAACAATATCATTTTTTGCTAGATTTATGCCAACGTCATACAAGACTGTATGACCAACTCTAGATTTACTTCTATATTTTTGAATATTTGTATCAGTCAATGACAGTATCCATTCCCACGTTCCATCTAAAGATCCGTCATCCAATAATATTATTTCATGATTAGATGCATGTTTTTTGATACTAAAATATGCATTTTTTAGATGTCTAAGATTATTATAACTTGGTATAATAAAACTAATTGTAGGTTTCATATTTTCTTTCTAAAAAGTCTTCTGTTAATTTATATTTTTTCTTTTTTAGGAATACTTGCCATCCAAAGTATAATACTTCATATAAATCTCTGTATATATACATAAAAGCATCTATTGCTGGTTTTGGTGTTTCTGTATCTACTCTATCAGATCCCCAACCGTAATCATCTAATATCATAATACCATCTTGTTTTAATAAGTTCCATGATATTACCATATCTTCTAATACGTTTTTTGCATGATGACTTCCGTCAACATAAACAAAATCAGCAAATTCATAACAATTGTTATTATGATTTAGTGTTCTCAATACGTCAAATGAATTTCCTTTTATAAAAGTTACATTTTTATATACTGATAAGTTGTGTTTTAATAACTCATGTTCTTCAATATCAATACAATATAAATGTCCTGATTCTTTTATAATATTTTCAATTGACCATACTGCACTCCCTCCGCAAAATGATCCAATTTCAATTCCAATATTGTTGTCTTTTTGTTTTAGAGGATCTAAAATTTGATTCCATACTGGAATATGGTTTTCATGGAAATTTAACCATTTGTCTTCCGGGAATTTTACATGTTTTGGCCATTCATAATTCATAATTTAATTAAATGATTATATTTTTCTTTGTTTATGTTACTTGGATATGTGGAAAAGGAAGTATTTGTTAATGATGGAAAAAATCCCCATTTTTTGTAAAATTTTTGTGCTCCAATTTTTTCATAATTCTTGGCAGTTTCTGCTCTTACAATTTCATCATTAGGAAAATTACTTTTATCTGATCTACTACCAAAGTGAAATACTATTGAATTAGTAGTCATTATAAATTTATAATTTGCTAATTGCATTCTTATAAAGAGATCAATGTCTTCCCAAAATGCTGGTTGATATATTGGATCATTGCCTCCAATATAGTCCCAATCTTTTTTTCTAATTAATCCTGATACTCCTTCACCTTTTTCTATTTCAATATCATTATTTAATTTTGAAAATTCTTCTGCGTATTGTATGAAATAGTCTTCATCAAAATTATCATGTTTATATCCAAAATCTTCATATGGAAACATTATTGTTCCTGGTCTGTTATTTTCTTTCCATATATTTGGTTGAAATCTTTGTGATGAAACCCACAGAGGTGTGTTTGGATACTTTTCAAATAACTTCAAACATTCTAAATCCCAATTTTTTGAAACAAAAAAGTCAGCGTGTAAAAACATGATATATTCAGTTTTCACATGAGATGCACATAAATTCATTCCACCACCAATTCCTTTGGTTGTTTCAACAGAATTATTTTCAATAAAAACGGTTAATTTATATTTATCTTTATTTTCCTCTAACCATTTATATGTATCATCTTTATCACAATTTTCAGCAAATACAATAAATTCAGCATCTTTAAAATGTGAATATGTTCTAACTGAATGTACAGCTAATTTTAGATAATTTAAATTGTTACAACAACTTACACAAAATGTAATCATAATTTATATGAAGATCCTTCTAGTCTTACTTGGTTAAATTCTTTGAGTAAATTTGATTTAGTAAAAAATTTAGTTTGTCCTTCTTCTGCTCTTTTACAATATTCATTTACATCAAATTCAACTGCTTTTAATTTTACTGTTAAACTATTATAATGTAAAGCAGATAATCTATCCATTACTCCCATTTTCCAATTGTGTTTTTTACACATAATAGCAAACAAAGCATCAATTCCCCATCCATATATAAGGTCTGAATCAATTTCTTTAATCTCCTTTAAAACATCTTTATGTATTAAAGGCATTTGAAAATCAATAAATGGTACTTCTCTAGTTTTAGATTTCCCCCAATTATGCATTGTTTTCCAAAAACATTGACCAGTTGGTTCAACATTAAAAAAACATGCACTTAATATTTTAAAGTTTTCATTAAACATTTCTGTTCTTAGAGTTTTTACAAACTCATACCCAAATACAATTAAATCATTATTTAAAAATAACAGTGAATCATATTCATCTGATGTTAATACTAATTGCATTGCTGCGTTAAATCCTCCTCCCATATAACAGTTGGTATCTAATGCATGAGTGGTATATTGACTCATTTTTTCAGATATAGATCCATTATCAATTACAATTAAATCATATATATTTGATTGATAAGGACTTAAGTTATTATACAAATAATCAGTATATTCCGGTAAGTTATGATTTAATATTGCTACTAATGTTTTCATTAATATTCTAGTGGAAGGTTTGAACTACTTTGCATTACTACTCCAACATAGTTTTCTGCCCAGTCTTTTAATGTATATCCTAAATTTTTATATTCTATATATTGTTGATAATAATGAAAAAATTTAAATGGAGGTTCAACTGGATATAATTTTATCTCATTGCTATATAATAACCATTCACCATACCAAGAAAATTCTGAAGGTCTTTGTTGAATCAATTGGTGAAATTTAATTCCATTTGGTTCCAAATAATTTTTTTCTAAAGACTCCCATACTTTTCTTGACCAAATAACAGGACCTGGACCAAAATCATATATTTTTCCTTTACGATCAAACAAATTCATTACAAATTTTCGTTCTTCAATAAAACTATTCTTAGGATTAAATCCTAATATATTTTGATTTTTGGTACTCCAGGCAAACAAATCTTTTTGTTCATGCATAACAGTATATGGCGTTTCACTATCATACATAAACATATCTTCATTGAATTCTTTAATAAAATAAGAATCTGAGTCTATCATCAAATAATTGTTACACACATTTAATTTCCAAAATGAAGATTTTACTATTTGTTGAGATTCCCATCCTCTCATTGTAGGAATATTATTGTATATATCTTCATCAGCAACAAATTTTACATAATCACTTCCTATTTGATTTTTAAATAAATTTAAATCTGTACTTGGAACTGACGTATAAAAATCTAAGTTTTTTACATTAAATTTTTTTACAGAGTTTACCAATTTTTTATAACGTTCAATATCTCTATTGAATGATTTACAATATATAACAAAATTTTTCATACAATATTCCAGATTTTATTTAATACAAAATGTGAAGCTTGATTTCTAAAATTTAAATCACCACACAAGTGAAAAACATTAATACAATCATTTATATGAACAACTGGATCTATTCTTCTGTTTAATTCATCTGTATAATCATAAAAAAAGTTTTGTGCATGCCAAGCTAATACATTATAACTTCTAGGAAGAAGATTTAATCCCATATTTGATTTTGACAATTCAAAGTTTAAAATAGTTTGGTCATTTAAATCATCTGCTTTATTGTGAATTGCAAATTCATTTTTATTTTTAAAATAGAATTCTTGGGTTTTTTTAAATACTTCTCTATGAGATTTATTTACAATAATAAATCCTGAATTAAAATATGTATCCCACGTTACAAATTCATCTTCTTTATAAAAATGATCTTTAAATAATCTAACTAATCTATTTAACTGTGGACCAAATCCATTATCTAAAACAGCAGTAAACTTTCCGTTTGTCAATTCAAAAAAATTTTTACAATTTTTTGTTGGAATTGTATCATGATCTACTATTGCCATTTGATCATATTCAATTCCATTTTTATCAATTATGTCCATGGTCCACATTTTTTGCATTTGTGGTACAATATAATCAAAATTTGCAATTGGGGTGTCAATTATAAAAAAATCACAATTATTTTTCTCACACCATTTTTTCCATCCTATTTTACAAAATTTAACAAAATCTGGTTCTACTTGGTTTATATCTTTTTTGAAATCCGGCATCACTACTATATTTTTCATAGGATTGATTCTATAACTTTCTTTGTTGTTAACTTATCTTTTGTGTACTTTAATAATATATCAACATATTCATCATAAAAATTTAATATATTATCTTCTTTGTTTATTATATTCATAACCTTAATTATTATGTCTTTTGGAAAATGACTCATTGTATATTTAGGACATTTTTCCAATTCAGGAAAATATGGAATACAACCGTTCATTAATATTTCATAATGTCGTAAACAATCCCATCCGCCTTTTTTAAAGGTTACTCCAAAATATGATTTTTGATAATCTTCATAATAAGGAAATTCTTCAGTGAATATATAAGTCTGAGGATCACCAGGAATTACATAACCATAATCTTTTTCTTTTTTTGGTACTGAATTTAATACTAATTCCTCTGGTATACAAAATCCAATTGGTCTCAATTCTTCACTTGGTTCATAAACTAACTCTCTTTTAAAATAAATACCTTTACCAAAAAAATTACGGTTTATAGTAGTATTATCTTCACCGTCAATAATGATAATATCTTTTTTATTGTATATTGAAGTTATTTCATTAAATAATAAACTGTTTCTTGTTATAGACCCATACACAATCTTATCAAAAAATTTATTTTTTATTTTTTCATGTAAATTAGATCTGTCTATGTTAATTCTTGGTAATTTTCCATATAACGTGAACCCTCTACCATATGACATTCCATTTTCTGGTACTCTATGATTCCAATACTGTTTCATGTCATCATACATGTACCATGCATCATTACAGTCTACACAACTATCACCAAACACTGACCTCAGTCCATGAAAAATCATGTCACTTTGAAAATCAGGTAAATCAAAATTTGAAATATAGAGTATTTTCATTTTATATCAATCATTTATTTTATATCCAAATATAAATGCGTCATGATTTTGACCTGCATATAATGTAGATTTAAACCCTAAATTGATATAGTCTTCAAAAGTCCAATGTGATATATGTTTTTCATATACATTTCCATACATTTCATCTTGATGATTTACACCATGAGGAGTTTCAATCATCATATATTTAAAATATGGATTTAACCTTTCAAATGTTTTTATTGCTTCATCTTTACTTACATGTTCTGGTCCATGTTGCCATAAAAACAAGTCATATTTTTTATCAGGTGTATAATTTCTAATATCATCACATATTGCTTTTATACTTGGTTGTGTGATTGATTTTAAGTTTGGTTCATAGATTTCAACAATAGTTACTTGCTTATTTTGTGATATCAAGTAATCTACAAATGTTTTGTCAGAATCATGTCTCCACCCAACCATTAAGATATCTTTTGTTACTTTAAATAAATTATCTACTTTATCTTTAAAATGAATATCAAGAAAATCTTCATTATTGTTTCTATTTTTGAATTGAGATGTAAATGTATATGACATATTATTTTGGTATTATATCTAATAATTGATCAAAAGTCAAGAATCCCGTATTTGTTTTTGTATGTTTATTTGAGGCGTGATGAATCAATAATTGTTCTAATTTATCTACAGGATATACCTTTTCCAACGTATTAGGCAAACCAGGCCATAAATTTGACTTATAAAAATTTGAAGCGGCTGCTTCTAAACCAGGACCTAGATTTAGAGTAAATTGATTATTTGATATGAATTTTTTAAGATGCCTTTGTTCTAGTAGATAACATCCTTGATGAACATTGTTTAATGTAAAATACAATTTATTATTTATTGTTTTAAATGTTGGTAGATGATTGTGTGTACAACCAGGCATAAATTCATTTAAATACTTTTTGTTATTACAGTCTTCATATCTTATGAATCCAACAGTGGTATTATCATCTAATAGACTGTTTTCTTCTATAAATGTATCAAGTGTTGATTCATTTATTATGATATCATTTTCTAAATATAGAAATAGATCATAATCATTAATAGATATTGGAATATGTTTTCTGTGTTCTGTAACTAAGTTTTCTTTTATAGATTTATCATATGTAATAACTTTTACATTATTCAATAAATAAATAGGATTGACTGGTTCTGTTGTATAGATTATGACATCAAGTTTATATTTTTTATAAGATAAAACCGTTTCTAATACTTTATAAAATTCACTATGGTTAGTGAATGATGCGATATAACATAATATTTTTTTCATACTTTTATAATATTGTGGAATTTGTTTCTGTAATATACTTGTGGGTTAAATCCCGGATCACAATAAATATTACACTTTAAATTAAATAAATCCATTAACACTGGTGAGGATGTACATCCAAAGTGTCTTTCTTTAGATTTTACTGAATACCATACATTTTTTTCAAACGGAGTATTATACGGGTCTAGTTCAGTTACGTCTGAAGGCATCATTTTTTTCCATATTGGCCAATAACCGTTTTTTTGATGTGCAACTTCCATTGTTACTTTTTCATGTGGTATATCATCAAATTCAATTAATGTTGGTACATAATCATGATCTACACCTAGTCCATGTCGTTCCGCATAATATTGGGGAACATAGTCATTTAATGTAACCGATCTATAAAATCCAAAATTAAGATAAGATCCTGTGATACCAAAATCTGATGGATTAAAATCAAAATTTCTAGAGTCTAATGCATTAGATCCAACATCAACATATGTAATTTCTTGTGTAAATGGTTGGTGACGTAGAAATTTATCTATTATTGGATACATATAGTAATTTTTTGTTACTACAAAGTGTACTTTTTCTTTGTGTGTTTTATAATACCATGATGCAACTGGCCATAATAAGAAAAAATCTCCAATCCAACTAACATTTGTAAATATCATAATAATATATTTTTATTTTTTTAAATGAAATACTGCAAAACCAAACCACCATTTATCATCCAAGTGAGCAAAGTTACTATCTACAATTGAACCTTTTTCTAATTCAACTTTATATAATATTTCTAATCCAAGTTCTGAAATAGCATCATATGTTCCCTCTCTTACACCCCATCCACTAGTGTCCCAATCATCTACACATAATATAAATTCATCCGCAAAAGATTTATAAAAATGAGTTATTCCACTTTTATGTTCATTATATGAATGGTGACCATCATAAAGATAAACATTTATGTTTTGTATTTGATTGGTATCAATGTTTTTATAATCCGTGTTATAAAAATTTTTTGGGGTATTGCCAATTATTTTTGTAAAATTATTTAGAAATGCATTTTTAGTTCCTTCTGGACCTAATTGACTAGGAAATTCACTGTAATTATCAATTAGAAAATAATCATCTACATTTTTAGAATATAAAGATGATATTGAAGTACTACCTTTATAACAACCAACTTCTAAATACCTATCACCTGATTTTATTAAATTGTTGAGTAGATGTCTAATCTTTGGACTTGAACATCCTTCTAACATACGTATTTCATCAGTAATGTTTGATTCACATTCAATTGCTTTTGATACTGCAGTTTTAATTCTTTCTGTGTAATTGTTTTTCATGGTCTTAATATATCTATAAAATCTATTCCTTGACATGGAATATTAAATTTTTCTATTAATTTAAATAAAATTCCTTCACCACATCTCCAATCCGGTCTTACTATTGATAAATAATAGTTTAAATTGTAAAATAAACTGCAGTATGTGTTCATATATGTATCATTTGATATTGCAAAAAAATCATGTATATGATCATGATGCACTTGACTTGATACATTCATTATATTTGGGTTTATATTCTCATATATCAATTTATAACGATAAGTAACATCAAATCTGGCTCGTATTACAAGATCATAATTTATATTACTTTCTTTTGAGTACAATTCTTTTTGTAAATTTGACATCATTATGCTATACCACATACTGTGGATCATATTTACAAAATATTTTGCTCCATCAGGATTGTTAAAATGATTACATTTTGATTCCCATAGTGGTTTAAAATAATGTTCTACTTTTTCTCCATTTATTATATTAACATTAAAAGTTTTTGGTTTTTCAAATAAGAATTTTTTTGGCTTATATAAATCTAATATTTTACTATTGATGTTTACGTCTTGTGTGACATTTCTCCATATTCCGTCATTTCTAAATTGATAACTTTTATCTTCATCTATCCATGAATGAACAAATACATCAACATCATAACCACGTATTAAATTTTCATAAATATTTGGAAACGCTTTTTCAACAAAACGGGGTTGGCCTGATAGACATAATGCAATTTTCATAATTAACAAATATACTTGTCAGTTGGATCTGAAGGGGTTCTAATTACTAATATTTCAGTATCTTCTAGAAAATTACTCTCAGAGATTTCATTAGGAAGAAATACAAATATATCTCCTTTATTTAACAGTTTACCGCAAATATTAACTTTTCCATTTAAAACTAAATTGTATTCAGTGCTTTTTGCATGATAATGTTTTATCCCAACAAATCCTTTTGGATGAAATTGAACTGATACTTCAAAATTTTCATTTTTAAATAATGATGGTTCAAAATTACCTAAGAACCATCCATTTTTAAAATTTTTAATGTTATCATAAATCATATTTTTTGTAATCTATTTTGGTGTCTTCCGCCATCAAATGTATTATTAAGTATAGAAGTTAGAATATTATTTAAATCTTCATCAGTCTTTATATATTTTGATGAAATTGAGAAAAAGTTTGCGCAATTATGTCTGACTGCATATTCAGCAAAATATGAATCAACAATTAATGCGGATCTTATTCCTTCTATTTTGTTGGCACATATATTAATTCCTTGTCCACTTCTACAAAAACCAAATCCAAAATCTGTTTTTTTCTCTATTATTGATTTACAACTAAGTTTTACATAATCTGAGTAATCACAATCATTTTCATTAAATGTACCAAAATCAATATAATTGATATTATTTTGATCAAGAAGTTTCTTAAATTTTTCTTTTATTTCAAATCCTGAATGATCAGAACATATTGACGCTATTTTTTTATTTTCTTTCCATGATTTCAATGAATTGTTAATAAAAAAATTGTATTCATCTGGAGTACCAAATACATGCATCTTTTCCACTTCTGATGTATATATCTTAAGACCGTCATTAATTAGTAAATTGTATAATGGACAAATATAGTATTCATTATTTGTTTTTAGATTTTCTTCAATCATCTTTTTTGCATATTTAACAAACAATTTGCCTGATTTGAAATGATATAATCCAACAGAAGCATTATTACTTATAACACTTTTTTCTTTTGTTTTAATTACAAATCCTTCATTATTTAATTGTGAATAACTGTAATTAGGAGAATTTGATTTAAACGTTAATATACAACCGTCTAAATTTGAATTTATTTGATGTGGATTAAGTTTTTTCTCAAAATAGACATCAGAACAGTGTATTAATAAAGGTAAATCATTGTCAATTAACTCTTCAGCTAATAAACAAGAACAAACAGATCCTTCTGTAATTTTATCTGTTACTACTATTTGTATGTCATTTCCAAATTTGCTTTTTAGGAAACTATCAATACAAAATTCATCAACATGTTCTTTTCTTACTATAAAGATAAGGTTACAATCAGTATAGTCTATACAACTCATTGTCCATTCAATGATTGTTTTTTTATCTAATAAAATTAAAGGTTTTGGTGCTATATAAACTTCTTTTGGGAATCTAGAACCTTTTCCTGCAATAGGGATTAACAAATTAAATTTTTTCATTTTTTCTTTCCAATAACCTTTTATATGTATCATCATGAGACATTTGTAGGCTTTTTTTAATTTGTATATTTTTTAACATATTAACAATAAAATATGATATGTACATATCACCTGCTCCTAATACATTTACATCATTTATTTCTTGAGTATTTATTACAATTTTTTCTTTTTTATTTGATGATATACTTCCTGTTTTATGATGTAATATAACCCATCCTTTTGTTAAATTACATAGTGAATCAAAATCAGTAAACATGTCTTCATCTGATATAAAGAGATAATCAACGTATTTTAATAAATGTACATCTATTGGTTTTCCAACACTTATATCATATGATATCACACCAGTGTTGATGTCTTTAATAAAAGACGTATCCGGTAAATTATTTACATATAAAATATGATTCCATTTTGAATCTTTTATACAAGGTGTATTAGTTTTTAAATTTAACTCTGGTTTTGATACTCTAGTTGATGTTGATTTATCAATATAAATTAATGCTTGTCCAATAGATGTAGGTTGTAAATTGATTTTTAATGATGGGTCTATTTTTACTAGAGTGCTCCATACATTTGCAATTGAACCAATTGAATCTTTTCTTTCAAAGTCTTCAAAAATTATATCCCTTGTTAGGTGGCCATATAAACTAATATCATACATAATTAAAATTTTTCTTTTTTATCTAATTCATATATTTTTGACATAATTTCTTCGTAAGTCAATGACGGTATTAATTTACTTTTTTCAATATATTCAAATAAATGTAATACTGCATTATTTCCACCAAAAACATTTAATTCAATTGAATGTAATTTAACTATTAATGGTGAATCACTTGTGCAAAATGAATATCCTACTTCTTTCATTATGCCAATATCAAATAAATCATCACCAAAATAACAAATATTTTTTCTATCTATATTATATTTTGATTCAATTGTTTTCAATAAAAATTCTTTTGGTATAGATCTACTCAGATAAAAATCAATATTTCTATTATCAGCTACTAGTTTATTTATATTTTCATCTCCTGATAAAAATATCACATTGATTCCAAGTGATTTAAATCTTTTAATACTTGTCCAATCTTTATCACAGAAAGATTTTAAATATACAGATCCATCTTGACCATAATACTTTTTTCCGTCCGTCATTATTCCATCAACATCTAATATAATTAATTTAATCATAATTTAAAATATAATCACTGCATATACCTATACAATTACTAATATCACCGCTATATCCTACCTCAGGCATTACACAAATGCTTTTTGGATATAAGGTTTTATTTGGATAAGTCCATATATAACCTTTACTGGTTAAAATCCAATCTTCATTTGTATGCCAAAATACATTTATATTGTTATATTGCAATAGTATATTAAATGCATCTCCATTCTTTGCATGTAACCATAACTTATCATTATTCAAAAAATCAAATTTTATCTCAAATACAGGATTGTCATGTCCCAAATACCAATTATTATTAGTATACCATACATCAATTTCAACATTGTAACCTAATTGTAATGCTTGTATAATATAATCAGGATGATTTTCTTTATCAGCATTAGGTCCGTTAACATTGCCTCTATGAGATATTAGAAATTTGTTAAATGACACGTTTATTACCCTATGATTTTAAATTCTGGACATGGTACAATTAACTTCCCACCTTTCTTGATGAATTCACTTTCTCTTTTTTCAAATTCATCAATAAAATGCCAAGGTAAAATTAACAAATAATCAGGATTTCTTGATCTCATTTCTTCTTCTGATATAATTGGAATATTTGTACCTATAGTTTTCAATCCAAATTTATAAGGACTTCTCTCAGCAATTGCATCAATTAAAGTATGATCTAATCCAAAATATTGTAATAGAGTATTTCCTTTTGTAGATGCACCGTAACCATATATTTTCTTACCTTTGCTTTTTTCTTCTTTAATAAAAGATACGGTTTGTTCTTTTAACTTATTTAGTCTATCACCGAAATTTGACCAAACATTTTGATTACTGATGTCATATTTTTCTTTTTCAATTGAAAGAATAGATTCAATTCTAAAATTACAAACATCTCGTAATGGAGCAGATCCAAACGTAGATTTGTTTGCTACATTTTTTTGAAAGTATACTCTGAAACTGCCGCCATTAGTATCATTTAATTCACAGTCAACTAAATTAAATCCGTTATCACTAAATAACTTTTTAATAGTTGTTAATGAATAATAATAAATGTGTTCATGACAGATATTATCAAACGCTAATTGATTGATCATTAATGGTGTATATGACATTTGTAATACCAATAACCCATCATCATCTAAAATTTCATATAAATCATTGATTACAGGTATTGGATTTTCAATATCATAAAACATTGCAATAATAGTAACCACCTTGCATTTTTTATCACCATATCCAGTTTTTTCATATGAACTTTTTGAAAAATAATCTTGTACAACAGTAGCTACTTTTGATGATTCATTATAATAAGAATTATCCGCTGGATCAATTCCCAATTTTATAAAATCAAATGGAACATTTTTTAGCAATGTACCGTCATTGCATGCAATATCTAACCAAATATCACCCTTTTTAAATTTAATTCTTGAACATATTTGGTTTACTATGTCACGTAACTGCATTGTCATTGATATATTTATTCCTGATCTATACCAGTATTTTCCATACATACTATCCAATGGCGCAGATGTTTTTAATCTTGGCGCATTGATTTTTTCATCCAAATATAAGTCTAATGAATATTTTTTAATATTTTCATATGAATCTGACGGATTCATAAAATCAGATACATAATGTTCACCTAATTCCAATAGTTTTTTCATATTTTAAATCCTTTATTTTCTTCTTCTGTAAATAATTTGTTATACTTTATATTAGTCTGTATTTGTTTTTCAATTGTTTTGTTGTGGTGTAACGCAAATTCATATTCATATGGTAGATGAACATGTGTTTTTGATCCTTCCACCTTTTCATGTAATCTACGTTTCCACTCAATATAAGGTAAATTTTTAAATAATCTACCTTGTACATCAGGCCAATTAACAATCAATCTATCCTCATAGGGAGTCAATTTCCATCCCCATTGTTGGGCGTTTATATGATTAACTCCTCTAAAGTCATTAATACGTGGAATCCAAAATAAATCAATATCTTTATTAAGATTAAGTAATTCTTTTAATGATTCTAATAATGTTTCAGTTGGTAATTCATCATCATCAATTTGAAAAATATATTCTCCTTGACATTGACTCTTACCATAGTTTTTATGTTCACTATAATTTCTATCTAATTTATGTTTATAAATCTTAAAGAAATTATTGTCAGATACGTTATTTAATACTTGTAACGTCAATGGATCATCACTGTAATCATCTAAAATAATACATTCATTGTTAGAACCATATTTATACAATCGTTCCAAAAGAGTTTGGAGTTCAAATCCTGTATTTTTTGTTGTTACTAGATATGATATAAAAATATCATTCATATTGTTACAATTTTTTAAGAGTTGGTAATTCAATTTTATTTAGTTTTGGTGCCTCAATTTTTTTCAATTTAGGCAACACCAGTGTACGTTCAACTGAAAATTCAGGAACGTATTTATTTAAAATTTCATGTAATCTAACATCCATTGCTTGAATACTAAATTTTTGTTCATTTTCAACTCTTAACTTTTCATAGTCTTCCAAAATATCTTTTGATAGACTATTATACAATTTCTTTAGTTTATCTGATGCCAGACTTTGTGACACATAAAACCAAGAAGATTCTTTGATCAACCAATCATTTACTGATCCCGGATCAATTGGTTTAACTGTTCCTTCAAAAAATTCCGCATACTTAGGATTCAAGAAATCTAAATGTCCGCTCCAATTTGAAACAACAGTTGGTTTTCCACTTAATGTTGATAACAAAATTGGATGTCCAAATCCTTCACCATGAGTAAAATTGACATGTACCTTTACTTTTTCATGATTGAATAATGCATTCATCTCAACTGGACTTAGTTCTCCGTGAATTAAATATACATTTGGAACATTACCTCCAACTAAAGATTGAACTTTTTTTATTTTCTTTAAAATGTCTTCTCTATCAACTTTTGAGAAATTTGCTCCATTAGTCTTTATGATTAAACAGGGTCTATTATCTGTTTTTGAATCTTTAAATGTTTCAGAGAATACCTTGATTAAAGTAGCAATGTCCTTTCTGTCAGTAAATAATCCACCATGCGTCCATTGGCCAACAAATAAAAATGCAAATTTTTCTGGAATTGTTGACATTACATCATCAACGTTTTGAACTTTTTCATCTGTTTTCTTGTAAATTGATGTGTCAGCACCCCAGAAACATACTTCAATTGGTTTTTCACTTTTTAATGGTTCTACTTTGCCATCTTGATATTGTTTTTGGTATTGTGCAGATTCAAATACTTTCTTTACATGATTACTTGTAACAATATTCATGTTCATCTTATTTAAACCTTCAATGAATTGACCAGATGCCGCAGTAGTTTCAATACCAGCGGTAATACCAATATTATATTTACCTATTGATTGGAATTCATTTGGAATGCTAATCTGTACAAATAGATCAGGTTGTTTTTGTAGAGGAGCAGTTAAAAAGTGACTGAATAACTTTTTATCTTCTTCAGATGTAAGATCTGAATCAGTTATTTTTGATGGACATCCACCCCATCTTGTAGGAGCAATTTTAACATCATATTTATTATATCTAATGATACTTTTTGCAAGATCTGTTGCCAAATCACCATAACCGCTTCTACTGAAGACTGGTCCTTGAATTACACATAATGGTTTATTCATAAATTTATCCTAGTTTTTGTTCTCTTTCTTTAATTGCATCAATATATTTTTTTTGTGGTGTTACTGTACTGTTATTGTTTTTCTCATACAATTCAGCAATGTTTTTAATTTGTTGTTTGGTGTCTGTACTGCCAAAACCACCTTCACCTCTATTAGTAGAATCTAATTCATCTACTAACACAAATTCAACGTTTTCTACCTTAGTCACTTTGAGTTGACACACTTTATCACCTTTATTATAGAGTTTAGTAGAGTTAACATATCCTTCCAATAGATTATCTGTTCTAATTTTATAATCTTCTGGTTGCCAGATATACTTGAAACGAAGTAATACTTCACCACGATAATCTGCGTCAATTAATCCAATACAGTTGGCTAATACTAGATTGTACTTACTAACACTACTACGAGGAAATGCTAGAATATCATAGTCCAAATCAGTGTAACCAAAGTTACTAAATACTCTATCTTTTTGTACAGCTAACTTAAGATTGGTTTTATATTGAATATAATCAATACGTTTGTATGCACCATTCTCATACTTTTCACCAATAATTTCAGGATCACTGGTGACAATCACATCAAATCCAGTAGCTCTATCAGTACCTTTCTTGGGTAGATTATCTACGGATTGATAAGTTTCATTCTTTAATACTTGAATCTTCATAGTTTAGATAGTGTAGTATCAATTTCTGATTTTAATTTGTCAATGTTAATCTTAGGAACTTCTACACCAAACGTATTATGTGGTTGTGAATTACCAACACAATCAGATGTTGTATGAATAGAAAACCCAGGTTCTGGAATAAAGTTATTAATAGTATAATCCATTGCCTTGATGAATTGAGCACACATATTCTTGGCATTAATACCACCTTCATTCATTGCCCATCTACGACCTTCCAAACCACACTTTTCACGTTGTTCTGGTGTCATTAGATACCAATACATGATTGCTTCAGCAGCTTCTTCCCATGTACATACATCATCAAAGATATATGGAGTTGGTACACTTCCTTGAATTGTTTTAACTGCGGGCCAAATTGGCTTAGCCCACACACCATGATTTCTATATTTTCCAGTACTATTAGTGCCAAATTCAAGGGTAAATTCAAATGGTTTGCCTTCATTATCTACTTGACCAATTTGATCTTGTAACCCTCCAGTTACCGTAGTAATTACTGGAGTACCACACATAATTGATTCAGCAATACTCAATCCAAATCCTTCATTGGAACTGATTAGAATTGTAACATCTGCAATATTGTACATTGCACACATTTCTTCTGGACTAATCTTATGTTCAACAAATACTACGTCATAATTTGGACACAGAGCAGTAATTACTTCTGGTAAGTCTGTACCTGCGTCTTGTACTTTTTCTGTATGTAATACCAATACACACTTAGCAGCTTGTTCTGGTGTTAGATTGTCACAGAATGCTCTAAAAGCTAATACTGCGTTACTTGTCTTTTTACGTTGAACGTTACGACTGTTGTAGAATAATACAAAGTCATATTGTTTATCACCAAATAGTTGCTTTTTCTTTTCTTTGATCAACTTATGATCCGCAGCTAGTGGTATAAATACATCACTGTTGATACCGTGAGGAACTAAATGTAATAGATGTTTTTTATTTTTAAATGGCATAACTTTATTAAACTGTTTGGTTTTCTACTTCATCTAATGAGAAACAATTTTCTGCTCCCAATACGTGTTTAGCAATATTATTTGATTGTTTACTAATAGCAAACAATGCGTCACAACTCTGATAAAATGGTCTATTCCACATTGGATATGGCAAATCATCCCAAATATGAAGATACGTCAATGGTAATTTGGCTCTAACTTGTTTTTCAATAGCATATAACCATCCCCAGAATCTAGGATCAGTAAAATGCATGATTGCGTCAGGTTTTTCTGATTGAATAACAGAAAATAACATTTGTTCATTTCCATAACCATCGGTAGGATACAATTTGATATTTGCATCTGGTACTTTTGTCAAATCTCTTGTTGCTTGATTTAAGTCAACAATTTTACCTGCTTCTGGATGTTTGATTGCACCTGCAATTTGAACCCAATCATAGTGATGAACTGTACCCAAGGCCAATTCTCTAGACATAGTTGCAATACCACTATGCATTCTTAAATCATCTGATAGTAATAATATTTTCTTTTTCTTCATAAATTGTTAGTTTTTAGATCCAGTAATACTTAATTTGGTAACTTGTGCCTCTTCACTTAAAACTGGAATGCTGAAATTATATAATCTGTCTTTAAATTCTCTGTCATTCAAATACAAATACATTGCTCTATTCACTAGATCTTGCAAATGAAACTTGGATTTAACGTTTTGAATCTTAAATGACTCATATAAACCATTATCTACCTTTACGGTTGTAACACTGCTTTTCATATATACGTATATACATATATACGGCAGTTAAGGTAGATTTATTTTAATCTAACAATTTATCTGCTTTGCCATTACAATTAACCTTGTGATGTTGACAATACTTACAATTCTTCTTAGCTTTACCAGGAATCTTTGGATATGAACCATTTACATTGTAATCACCTTCAACGGTAAAACACTCAGTAACAAATGTTGCAAAGTCACCTAGAGTAGATGCAATTGCTTGTTTATTGTGCATGGGTTCATAGATTTGAATACGACTTTGAGGAAAGTCTACAGCTTCATATAGTTTTCTCTTTAAGATAAAGAATTCTACTTCAATGTGATTCAAATCAACGTTGAACTTCTTTGCATAAAATGCTTTATATAGCAAGATCTGACTAAACTTGGCTGGATCTTCCTTTTGATACTTATTCCATCCATTAGAACTAGTCTTAAAGTCGTAAATCTTATACTTACCAGTTTCTTTATCTTTAAGAACCAAGTCAACGTAAGCAATAAACTCTACGTTATTCTTAATTGGTAGATCCAATGGAATTTCCACACCAATAAACTCATATTTCTGAGAAGGAAAGTATTTGAGACGGTTCTTTGTACTAAGAAATGTCTTTAAGATATCTTCACCGTCAAATAAAAATTCAGTGTATTCATCATCTGTATAGGTAAATTTACTACCTGGTTTACTCTTTTCTTTTTGGATTTCTTCCTCAAACTTAGTCTTAAACAGTTCAAATACATTGATACTATCAGCTTTCTCAACAGATTCAGTATATAGTGATTGTAAGAATGTTTGTACGGAATGATGGATTGCGGTACCAAAGAATATGTTTAAACTTGCGTCATAGATTCTTTTACCTTCCAGATAGTTAAGTTTCCAACTATAGGGACATTTCATCCACATTGAATATTGGCTGAAACTTACCCGCTTCTTTTTTATTTCTTGTACATCCATTTGAATAGAATAACTTATAAAATATATGAAGTCAATCTATAACAACTATTTATTAAATATGAAAAATCTATTATTCTCATTATTAATGGTGTTGTCTGTTAACGCAAACAGTTTGTTTCTTTATGATTCCACAGAAAAAACTGAGTTATCAGAAGTAGTTGGTGGAAAATTGAGTGTGTTGTCCACTACTGTTGGTAACACATATACACTAACAAATGGTCTTAGTGTTGTAGCTGGTACAAATCAAACTACTTCTTACGTGTTTCCACATAAAATTGCTGTATATCAAAAGGAATCTACCAGCGTATACTTCAACCAAACACCAATTGAATACAATAATACGTTCAAATTACCTGAAATAGTTAAGTTAAAAGAATCCGCATTCAATTTTACTGTAGATGGTGTTTTATATTGCGTAAGCAAATGTCCTAGTCAAACTACTATAGGTACTCCTCTTGGATTTATTACATTTACCAATGCTAAATTCTTTGTAACATCTGGTGCTAAATATACTCATGTATACGTAGTAGAAGGTAATGTAACAGTTTCAGATACAAAGTCAAAGAAAAAGAAACAATTAAAAGCTGATGATTACCTTGTTATAACACCACAAATAGTGTTGTCTCCAAGAGAAGGTACTATAAGTAACTTAGGCAACTCTTTCAGTATCAAAGAAGTAGAAGATACAGAAAAAGAAGTACACGTTAAAGAAACTCAAGTGTTAACTGATAAACTTAATAACGTACTTTTTATAAACTATGACGCAAATATATTTGGTGTTAAATTAAATTGACAGTGTTTAAAAATTAGGTTATAATAGAATTATGAGATTAGAACAATTGTATTCATTAACTGAAGATGAAACCGCAATGCTTTGGGGAATTGTTAATTTAGCAACTCCTCCTGTTATTAGCGCTTATCAAATGGAAGTGGAATTATTCACAGCTATTAAAGATGAAAAGCTAAAACAACGAGTGAATCAGTTTGACAAGTACGTAAAACCAGAGTATATTGAACTATACAACTCACTTAAAGCTAAGTTGGGTTATTAAAAATATGTATCAAAACATTTTTGTAGATAAAAAAGAAAACATCACATACATATGGGATGATGAAAAGGGACTTTTGAAGTTTCCATTCAGAAACTACGCATACAGAAAGAGTTCTAACGGAACTTACCGTTCAATCTATGGTGACAAGTTGGAGAAGATTTATAACTTCAATCCAAGAGATCCATCATTGTTTGAAAGTGACGTTCCAATGGAAACTCGTATTCTAATTGATGCGTATGAAGACAGTGATGAACCATCAAAAGGTCACCGTGTAGTCACAATTGACATTGAGGTTAGTTCTGAAGGTGGATTTCCAGTTGTAGAAGAAGGTGATAAGGAAATCACAGCTATTGCTATTCATGATGATGCAACAAAACAATATACTGTATTCATCTTGGATAAGGAAATGAAGATTCAAGACAGTATCAATGACAACGTTGAAATCAAGTCATATGACAATGAAGAATCATTGTTGATGCACTTCTTCACCAAATGGGAAGAAATTCAACCTACTATTGTAACTGGTTGGAACATTGACGGATTTGATATGGTTTACTTGTACAACCGTGCAAAACGTGTTGTTGGTGAAACCAATGCTAAACGTCTAAGTTCAATTGGTATTTGTTATTTCAACAAGTTCTTGGAACGTATGACTATTGCTGGTGTATCTTGTTTGGATTATATGATTCTATACAAGAAGTTCAGTGGTAAGAATGAACCAAGTTATGCTCTAGGTGCTATTGGCAAGAAGGTTGTTAATATTGAAAAGATCAGTTACAAAGGTAGTTTGAATGATTTGTACAAAGATGATATTAACAGATACATTGAATATAACTTGAATGACGTTAAGATCGTTGTTGCTCTTGATAAAAAATTACAGTTTATTGATCTAGCTAGAGGTATCTGTCATACTGGACACGTAGGTTATGAGAATTTTGGCATGAGTTCTAGGTTTTTGGAAGGTGCTATTCTTATTTATCTACGTAGAAAGAAACAAGTTGCTCCTAACAAGTCATTGGAAGGTCGAGCTGAATATGAAAACCAGTTGGAACAAAATGAAGAAGGTTTTGAAGGTGCTTATGTTAAAGATCCTATTCCCGGCCGTTATGATTGGGTGTTTGACTTGGACCTTACATCAATGTATCCGAATATCATCATCAGTCTTAACATCAGTCCAGAGACTAAAGTAGGTAAAGTAGAAAACTGGAATGTAGAAGAATATGTTAAAAACAATGTAACTACTTTATACATTGGTGGTAATCCATATACTGTGGATGAATTTAAATCACTATTGTCTGAAAACAATCTGAGTGTTGCTAGTAACGGTGTCTTGTATAAGAAACCAGAACCAAGTGGTGATATGGGAACTGTACCTAGCATTCTGGTTAAGTGGTTTGATGAACGTAAAAATTTAAGAAAGTTGGCTAAGAAACATGCAGATTTAAAAGAATGGGAAAAATATGAATTCTATGATAACAGACAAAAAATTCAAAAGATCTTGCTTAACAGTATTTACGGTTGCTTGGGTCTACCTGTATTCCGTTTTTATGATAAGGACAATGCTGAAGCAGTCACTTTGACTGGTGTTGATATTATTAAAACCGCCGGTAAATCTATTAACCAATATTACAAAAATGTACTCAAAGAAGATGGTGATTATCTTATTTACACTGATACCGATTCTTGTTTTGCTAGCGCTCTACCTATCATTCAAAAGACAATGCCGGAGATTGATCTCAAAGATGAAGAACAGATGACCAAAGCAATCTTACAAGTCTGTGGTGAAGTTCAATCATTTGTAAATCAAATGTTCAATATCATGGCAGACCGTATGTTCAACGTTCAAGTACATAGGTTTGATGCTAAACAAGAAGTTATTGCTAAGACTTCATTCTGGTTGGCAAAGAAACGTTATTGTCAATTCATCATCAACAAAGGTGGTGTAGTGTGTGATGAACTGGAAGTTAAAGGTATTGACGTTGTTAGAACATCATTTCCAGCTAAATTCCGTTCATTCATGCAAGAGTTCTTGATTGATCTATTAAAGAAGGCGGATAAAGAAACTATTGACCAAAAAATCTTGGACTTCAAAGAAAATATCAAGAACTTGAATATTGTTGATATTGCTAAGAACACCAGCGTTAAGTTTGAGAGTCAAGACAAGACCAAGAGTTATGACAACAACAAACGTCAACCATTCAAGTTTTTGTCTGGTACTCCAGCTCAAGCTAAAGCTGCTTTGGCTTACAATGACTTACTTGTCAAATGGAACTTGGTCAAATCAGTTCCAAAGATCCTACATGGTCAAAAGATCAAGTGGGTATATCTGAAACAAAATGAATATGGCATTGAAGGTATTGCCATGAAAGCTGATGGTACTGATCCAGATCAAATCATGGACTTTATCACCAAGTATGTAGACCGTGAAGCTATGTATGAACAAGAATTAAAGAGTAAATTGGTAGACTTTTATAGTGTCTTGAAGTGGGATTATCCCAATGAAAATGATGCAAAAGCTAGTGAGTTTTTTGGATTTTAATTGTTATGTGTTTAAAAGAAAAGAAAGATCCATACTCATATAGTTATATATGTTGTTTTTATAATCTATATAGTGATTGCGTTTTTACTTCTCAAAAAGTATGTTTAAATTCATTTCATAAGATAACAAATGAATTAAAAAAAGCAAAAAGAATCTATGATATAGATCCGTCATATAATTTACATTGTTTAGTTAGAAACCCATATTCTAGAATAGAATCATTATACAAAGATAAGTTGTTGTGTTCAATTGTAAAAAATAATCCACAAAACTGTCAATTAGAAATAATGAAGGTATTTGGGGAAAATAGTTTTTATGACAAAAAAATAACATTTGAACAATTTGTAATTGAAGGGTTGCCTATTCTTTTTGATAAAGAATCTCATTTTTTTCCGCAGTCTGTTTTTATACCTCAATTTGTGAGTAATGTATATCATCTTGAAATAAAAAAAGAATTAAACTATGTATTTTCTTTGTTTTGTGATAATGAATATCATGAACATAAAACATATGATTACAGTTTTGAATGGACATCCAATATGAAAGATGTAGTTTCAAGTGTATACGGTCAAGATTTTTATAGGTTTTCCTACGATATATAATTTATTATGAAAGAAAAAAAATATAGAGATATGTTAACCATCCCAATAGAGGATGGATCAAATATCCCTTTGTATCTAAATGCACCACATTTTGCTATTGCCAGTGGTTATAACAGAGTGGTCATAGGACAACGTGGACCATATGTAGAATTTAATAAAAATCAAATCATCTGTAATGCATTGCATATACCGTGTAGTCAATTATATAGATTGAGTGACCCAAAAGTATATTACATTGAATTTAGAACAACTGAATGTGATGTAAAAGTGTATTATCAAATGAGAAGTGTAGCTTATGCAGACTACAAGATAGGATGTTTTTATATTTCACCAAGTGATTTATATAAAGTTGACGGAACTTCATGTATGGTTTTACCTGGAGATATCACAGAATCAGCTAAAGAGTTTTTTGATTTTGAGACAAAATAAAAAATAGACAAAACAAAAAAGTATAGTAGACTAAAAAAGTATGACAAAAGACACATTAAAGACGTTTATCAGCAAGTACTACCTTGGCGGTACAATTGAATCCGTAAAGTGGGTAGTTGATAAGAATAACAAACAACTCAAGACAAGTGCTATTACTGAAGACAAAAACGTTCTGTTGAACGTCACCTTCAATAACTTTGAAGATCTAACTGATGCTGAATTGGGTATCAATGATACTTCCAAGTTGGTAAAGCTACTTAATGTACTTGGTGATAACATCAACGGATCATATAATACCAGTGGCGAAAAGATCACTAGTATTGTATTCAGTGATGAACATACTGATGTACAGTATGTAACTGCTGATCTAAGTGTTATTCCAGTAGCTCCTCCACTAAAGAAACTTCCTCCTACAAATGCAGAGATTGCTCTTGACGCTGAATTTATTTCACGTTACATCTCTTCAAAGAACGCTCTTCCAGACGTTGAAACATTCACTCTTCTTATGAACAAGAAAGGTGTACTTGAATTGGTAATTGGTCATTCAAGTATCAACAGTAACCGTATTAAGTTGAATGTTGCCACTAAGAATGGTAAAGACAAGGTTGCAAAGAACATTAGTTTCAACGCAAATCATCTAAAAGAGATCCTTATTGCTAACAAGGACTGTACTGACGCAACCTTGAAGGTAAGTGACGCTGGTCTTAGTGTAGTTGAGTTCACTTGTGGTGAATTTACCGCTAACTATTACCTAGTTGAACTCAAGACCATTGATTAAAATTTAGAGAAAAGAAAGACAAAACATACATCATCATCTCCCGGCACCTGTTGTGCCGGGTTTTTTGTTGGTTGACTTTTGGACCAAACATGGTAATCTATTAAAGATATGAGTTTTATTGCATTTGAAGAAGTTAAACAGACTGAAACGCAACATTATCTATGGGTTGAGAAGTACCGTCCCAACACTTTAGAGAATTATGTTGGAAATCAACAGTTGAAAGATACTGTCAAGGGTTATATTGAGAAACATGATATTCCTCATTTGTTGTTTTATGGTACTGCTGGTACTGGCAAGACTACATTGGCTAAGGCTATTACAAAGAATATTGACTGTGATGTGATGTATATTAATGCATCTGATGAAAACAGTGTAGACAATGTACGAACCAAGATCAAAGGTTTTGCTAGTAGTGTTGGTTTTAGGAAGATTAAGGTTATTATCCTTGATGAATCTGACTTCTTGAGTCCAGAAGCTCAAGCTGCTCTACGTAACATGATGGAAACCTATAGTTTGACTACACGGTTTATTCTGACTTGTAACTATGTAGAGAAGATTATTCCCGCTTTGGTTTCACGTTGTCAGACTTATAAGATTGAACCGTTGAGCAAGAAAGAAGTAGCGGTACATTTAAAGATGATTTTGGATAAGGAATCTGTACAATATACACCAGAAGATCTAGGATATATTGTTAACACTTACTATCCAGATATCCGTAAGATTCTAAACTACAGTCAACAAAGTGTTCTTGATGGTAAGATCAAGATCAGTGAATTGAACAGTACCAGTGTAGATGTAAAGAACAAGGTTATTGAATTGATCAAATCCAAGTCACCAAGTGCTTTTAATGACATCCGTCAATTGATTGCAAATAGTGATATTAAGCATTTTGAGGAGATTTATGATACTTTGTATGATAAGGTGGATGATTATTCTAATGGTAAACAAACTTTGGCAGTTTTAGTTATTGCTGAATATATGTATCAGAGTGCAATGGTTGTCAATAAGGAGATTACTTTCATGGCTTGTATTGGCAAACTACTCAAGGATCTCAAATGAAAAAGAAACAAACTCCAGTATGTCAGAAGGTTGAACTAGATAATTGTTTTAGTTGTAAAGTTGTTGCCGGTAAATCACATAAGAAAAAGTGTGATATTGAACGGTGTAGTGAATGTGGTGGTCAAAAGTTAGGTTGTGATTGTACTAATCATGACAAACAGTTTGCTAGATGGACTGGTTTTTGGCCTGGAGAGTTGGAGTGTAAAGCATTGAATATGGACTTGAATACCTTTTATATGACTGGTATGCACAAGATATTCTTTGTTAAACCTTCCTAACTTTGTCAAAGAATTCAGAATTATAATTGGTGGTCATGTAAACTTTAATTTCTTTATCTTTGAGTTTAAAGAATTTCTTGGCTCTTTTGTATAATTTTGTACCAATTCCTTTTCTTCTGTACTTACGGCGTATATACACCATGAATTCAAACTTAAAATTTGTATTTCTGGATGATTTACGTTCTTTAATTACAGCCCAACCAACACATTCACCGTTATCTTTTACAATAAACACTCTGTTTTTAATTTTGTGTCTTATATCACAACATTCTACATAAAGTGTGTAAATTGAACCACTTGTAACAAGTTTGCTACAAGCTTTTTCTTCCTCCAAATTTACTCTTAAAGCGTCCTTTGAGTAGATACGGATCATAATTATTATAAAAATAAATATAAAAACAAAATTGTTGACATCTAAGTGATTTGAAACTATACTGTTAAAAATTAAAATATATGGAAAAAGAACTAACTATTAAAGACAAAGTAAACAAACATATCATCATTCAACATGATGACCTTAAATTTGATGGTAAAACAATTACCATTCCAGGCTATTATGTTGGTGTACTTTTGGAGTATATTGCTGATTATAATCTATCAAAGTTATCTCAAGCAGATCTTGATGATCATGCCGCATTTCGTAATTTCTTACTTGATATACAAGAGTACAAAAATCAAGGAAACTAATTTATGGGAATGTTTGATGACATAGTATGTAAATACCCACTTCCGTTACCTGAAGATCCTAAAGGTTATTGTAATAACAAGTATCAAACCAAGGATTTTGATAACGCAATGGATTTGTATGAAATCCGTGAAGATGGTACACTTTGGTTGCGTTGTGCAGAGTATGAATATACAGACGGTAATCCAAATGCTAAAAGTTTAATTGAAAAATTACCAACCCGTAAGGAAACCAAAGTTTGGTGGCAACAAATTTTCCCAATAACAGATACAATCAGACTGTATGCGTATGATAGTGATACTCATGATACATATGATTATTGGATTGAATATGATGTAACATTTGTAGATGGTAAAGTTACTGGAGCTAAGTTGTTAGAATTTACCGCAACTGATAATAGTGAACGCAAAGAACGACATAGAAAGGATGTTGAATATTGGACAAATAGACAAAAATTTGAATATACACTATTTTACAGATTGATTGGTAAACCTTATAACAAAACAATTACTTTTATCTGTAGGAATATTCATAAATCCGCCACATGGATAACTTATAAGATTTGGCATGTCGAAAGATTTTTAAAAATATAATTATAAATGATTTTGTCCATTTGATAGTTATACCCAAGTTATGCGTAATGTACATTATATCAGTCAGACAGGAACATCAGGATATGCAAATGCGTCTAAAGGATATGTGTATGATCTAATAAAGAAGGGTATAAATGTCAAATGGACAACGTTTTTATGTGATCAGTCACTGACTGCAGAAACAAGTGAATTTGATGGTTATATAAATAAATATAGGAACAATAATATTCCGGAGAATGAAATTGATACAGTTATAATTCATTCTACTCCTGATATTTGGCAAAAGATCATAGAAGACTTAAATATACAGTGTGAAGGTAAAACTGTAATTGGAAGAACTGTATGGGAATTTAATAAATTAATACCTGAATGGGTAGATTTTATTAATACAAGTCAAGTTACACAAGTAAGTGTTCCTACAAAATGGAATAAAAAAGTATTTGAAAAAAGTGGGGTCAATAAATTTATTACTATTGATCCCCATTTGTATGTAGATTACCCATACAAATCATATGATTTAAAACATATTTTAGAAAATAAATCTACCATAATATACAATGGTGATTTTAATAAAATTGATTTTAATTCTTCTTATAAATTTCTAACTATAGGACAATTAATTCCTAGAAAAGGTATATCTGAAACAGTACATGCGTTTTGTAAGACATTTACGGATCAAGAAGGTGTATTGCTCATAGTAAAAACGTTTAGGTTGAATTATTCATATGAAGAACAACTTAAATGTTTAGAAGAACTAATGAAAGTATTAAAGGATACTAATAATCCTAAACATCCACCTATTATTTTCATAAAAGAAAATTTGACATATGATGAAATGCAATCATTGCATGATATATCTGATTGTTATGTTCAGTTAACTAAAGCTGAAGGATTTGGTTTAGGAATATTTGATTCATTTAATAAAAACAAGTCAGTTATTGTAACTGGACATGGTGGTCAAGTTGAATTTTTAGGAAGTGATTATGCAGGATTAGTTGATTTTGAACTCAAATCTATAAATGCGGAAAACAAAAAGTTTTTCCAATTTGACTTGGACGGAAGTTATACATGGGCACAAGCATCTATTGATCATGCTTGTTTTTTGATGAGATCAAAACTTCCAAGTCAACTGGAATTGTTTCATAAAAAATATAATTTTTGTTTTGGTGAAGGTTTATATGAGTTGGAATATGAGAACAATATTGCATTTAGATGGTTATCAGATAAGTCAGAGTTTTATATATTTGATGAATCAATTCAATCAATTGAATTAGAATTAGTTGCAGGATTTGAAAACCAAAAATTTTCAGTAAATGGGTTTGAGATCAAGTTAATAAGAGGAATTAATAAAGTTAAGATATATGATAGAACAATAAAAACTGAACAGTCTATATTTGTCCCGTCAAAACTTTCAAACATTGAAAGTTTTGATACAAGAAAATTGTCAGTCAGATTGTATAAAGTCACATATAATTACTTAAATGGTGTTAATGAACAACGTTCCATATCTGAAATCAATTATGTAGATAAGTCAATTATCAAATTATGGAATAAAAATGCAGTGCATTATATTGTGAAAAATCTTAAAAACAGTATTTTTGAACAACAAAAAGATGTTAAGATTGTAGATTTACCATATGATGATAAGAATTTTTACTTCAATTCATGTTTATTTGCCAATGACAATACCAATTATTTAATGGTTAGACACTCAAAATTGATTGGGAAGAACAAGTTTAAAAACACTTTAAAGTTATATCAGTTGGATGATTCATATAATGTAGTTAAAGATTTAAAGTTAAAAATTATAGATGAAGTAGATAATGAACAATATGAAGATCCTAGAGTATTGTTTCATGATAACAAATACTACGTTGGATGTGCAAATTACCAATATGGTAATATAAAATATGTACATCAAAAAGTATTAGTGTTTGATAAAGATTTCAATCATATTGATAATATACACCTTGAATATGACGGAAACGGTAAAACAATAAAGGACAATACAATTCATCAAAAGAACTGGACATGGTTTATTCAAAACAATTCTTTAATGATTGTATATAGAATGAATCCCCATGTAGTTCTTGAGGTGGATTTAACTACAAAAAAAGTAGTAACAGAATATAAACATTTTCAAGATATTAGTGAAATGTGGGATTTTGGTGAGTGTAGAATGGGCAGCAATCCAATCTTAAAAGATGGGTATTACCATAATTTTTTCCATAGTAGTTTACCATGGAAACATCCAAAGAGACAATACTTTATGGGATACTATAAATTTGAAAGTGTTCCACCATTTAAGATTGTTGAAGTTTCAAAGGAACCAATATTGTATGGAAATGAAATTGATGAGAGAGTATTGAAAAATATAAGTCCATTAGTAATTTTTCCTTGTGGATCTATTGAAAAAGATGGAAAATTTGTTGTTAGTTTTGGATTAAATGATGAAAAAACAGGAATTATAAAAATATGAACGTAGAACAGTATTATAAATTAGCAAAAACAGAAAATTCAGATATAAATGATCATCTTGAAGTATTAGTAAAATACGCAAGTCAGTGTGAACACATAACAGAATTTGGAATTAGAAGCGGAAACTCAACAAAAGCTTTTTTATATAGTAAACCTAAATTTTATAGAGGATATGATATAGGTAAAGGTGAAAATGATGATTTATTACAATCATTAGCAAAAGAAAATAAAATTGATTTTAAAATAATATATGATTCAACATTAAATGTTATAATAGAAGATACTGATTTATTATTTATTGATACTTATCATTGTTTTTCTCAGATCATTCAAGAATTATTTTTACATGGTCGTAAAGTTAAAAAATATATTATTTTCCATGATACTGTTTCATATGGAACATTTGATGAAGGTCATTGTAAAAATTGTTATCATCCTATTTATTTAAATAATGATCATTTTCCTACATTTGGAATAATGCCGGCAATAAATTTATTTATGAATGAAACAAAAATGTTCAGAGAAGTTGAAAATTTAAAAACTTCATCTGGACTATATATAATAGAAAAGATATAAAATAATAACATATGATAAAACAATCTGACATTATAATATTATGTTCAACTAGAAATGAAAAAGTTTTAGATTTTCAAGTTCAAATGATTGATTCTTTTGTAGAAAATACTCCAGAAGAATGTAAATTGTTAATCATTGAAAATACATCTACACCAGATACACATAATATTTGGAAGGATTATGTAATTTCTAAAAAACAAAATTTTATATTTTCTAATAGTGGATTTAATATCAATAAATTATATAATGAAGGTAAAAGTCTAACCAATAATGAATATATCATGTATGCTAATAGTGATATCATATTTTATCCGGATTGGTATTATAATTTATTAAATTGGTTTGATAAAATTGATAATTTGTTTGTTATTTCACCGTTTACAAAATCTTTTGATTGGGATCAAAATCCAAGTGGCGCATATCGAACTGATACAACATTGATTAATCAATTTTATGATACAATTCATATGCCAGGTTGGTTTTATTGCTTTCAAAGAAAAACTAACTATATTTGGGATGAGAGATTTAAAGCTCATTATCAAGATAATGATTTTGTATTTACAATAGACAAGATGAGGAAGGAAAATTTAATATTAAAAAGTGGTATAGCCTATAATAGTCGAGTGGATCATATGGGTGGTAAAACAGCAATGAACGTTAGTCAAGACTATTTTAATCCAGAAGGAAAAGAGTTTATGATTCAAAAATGGGGTAGAAGTTAATAAAATGAATGTATTACCAAAAATATTTTGTTTAACATTAAAAGATACTCCTAAAAGACGAGAGTATGCGGAACAACATTTCAAACAACATCAATTAGATGTTGAATTTTTTGATGGTATTAATGGTGCAAAATTTGGATTAAGAACTGTAATACCATATAAAGATGATAATCCAGACGGACCTGACTATTTTATAAAGCAAGGTAGAATTGGATGTTTACTGTCTCATTATATGTTATGGCAAACACTATGGCATTTACCGTATGAAGAAATTCTTATATTAGAAGATGATGCATTTTTATGTGAAAATTTTCAAGAGAGATTTTTAGAATTTAAAAAACAACTTCCTGATGATTGGCAATATGTTTTTGTTGGACATTGTTGTTTACCGCCAGAAGATTATCAAATAAAGATATCTGATAATATTATTACAACTACACATCCTCCTATGTGTACGCATGCTTATATGATAAAAAAGTCAAGTATACCAGTTTTACTTGACACTAATCATCAAGCTTGGGCAGCAGTTGATATACAGATACAAAAGAAAACGTTAAAGATACTTAAACATTATGTGTTTTTACCTGTTTTGATTGATCAAGTAAGTTTACTAAAACAAAGACAGCCAAATAAATCAATTGATTTTGAAAATGTGTTTGATTCACTTACATTAGATTCAAATTATATATGATACCTAAATTTATACATCACATATGGATTGGTACAAATCCGTTTCCTTCAGTTTATATTGATTATTTAAATAGATGGAAATCTTTATATCCAGATTACAATTTTGTTTTTTGGAATAATCAATTGGTTGAATCAACCAATATTGTGTCTGATGATATTAAAAAATATTACTATAGTGATTGTAACATTGCGTTAAAAACAGATTTACTGAGGTTTAAAATATTAGAAAAATTTGGTGGAATATATGTAGATGCTGATACAGAACCTTTGAAAAGAATGCCAGACAACGTACTAAATTATAATTTTTTCTCTGGTTATCAACCTAATAATGAAATTGCAATAGGTATTATGGGATCTAGATCTCAAGAATCACTTGTTAGTTTTTATATTGACTCTGTATTAGAAAATATTACTAAATTTACTTATAATGGTAAAGTAAGTAATGAAATTTGGAAAATAAGTGGACCAGAGTTTTTTACACAATTTTTAAATCCATATTTGAATAATCCAACATATAAATTTTTTGAAGTTAAGTATTTCTATCCATATGCTTGGTATGAAATGGAAAGAAAAGAAGAAAATTTTAGTATAACTTCACCTGAATCATATTCAGTACATCATTGGGCAAAAAGCTGGATATCATGAATACCAAATCTAGATTTAATGTATTTTTTGAAAAAGTATATGTTATAACATGTGATTCATTTAATGAAAGACATGAATATATTAATAATCATTTTTATAAAAATAACGTTAAGTTTGATTTTTTTGTATCTGTTGATCCCAAATTATTAAGTGCAGATGTCATTAGCAGTACAGAAAAAAGTTTGTCAATGTCTCATTTAAATTGTGTGATTAATGCAAAATTAAATGGTTATAAATCCATTATGATATGTGAAGATGATATAAATTTTGTCAATGATATAGAGGAAAATTTTAATAATTTCATTAAAAACATACCTTTAGATTGGAATTTTTTACAAATAGGCAATCAAATATGGGCAGAAAAATGGTTGAGAAGAAAATACATTGCGGAAAATTTATATAAATTTGAATGGGGAACCGGCTCTCATTGTATTGGTATTAATTCAAATTCATATGACGTACTAATAAATAATTTTAAAAAATTAGATGCGCCTGTGGATTTTATGTATTACAAATTATATTCAGAATTAAACTGTTATTGTCCAGAGAAATTTTTAGCTGATGCATTATCTAAAAATGATCATATAAATCATTATGACACAAAATATATATTTGATAGTACTATAGTTCATAAAAACGTATGATATGTCATGAATATAAGTGTATATTTATACATGTTCCTAAAGCCGCAGGCACATCAATTATTACTGCTTTTAATAAAAAATGGGATAAAAATGACAATGATATGTTGTTTTTATTAGGTGGCAATTGTACGGAAAATGTAAATGAGTGGGATATATACAAAAATAGATACAGTGACTATATAAAATTTACATCAGTTAGAAATCCGTGGGATAGATTTATATCAGGATGGAAGTATTGTAATAGTACAAAAAATAAACCTTTAATTGATGTATTAAATGATTTGCCAAAACGTGAAAATAATCCACATGATCATGATCATCTAACAAGATTACAAACTGATATTATCTACAATAATAAAAATGAATTACTGGTTGATTTTATAATAAGATATGAAAATTTACAAGGTGATTTTGATAATTTGTGTGATTTAATAAAAAAACCAAAAACAAAACTTCCGTTATTAAATACAACTGAACACAATCACTATAAAGAATATTTTGATGAAAATTCAAATTATATATTCAGTCATATATATAAAAAAGATATTGTTAATTTAAATTATATATTTTAATTATATATATGATGGTATTAGTTCACAAAAATATATGAATATTGAGTTTTATTCTTATGCACATATAACATTATCTGATGAGATACTTAAATATCAATCTTTAGTTTTTAATAAATTTGGATATAAAATAAATCAAGTTGTAAATGACAAAAGACATTATGAAAATATAGAAAATTTCATTAAAACAAAAAACGTAGATTGTATTGTTATACTTGATATTGACTGTATACCTCTTACTAAACATTTATTAACTTATATTCAAGAAGATTTGATTGACAATGATTTGGTTGGAGTTATTGGATGTGCAAATCATTTAAATAAAAATGATGTATATGTACATCCATCATTTATGTTTTTTAGACCACAATTATATTTTGATTGTGGATATCCATTTTTACATGAAGATCATAATAATGATGTTGCTCAAAATTTCACAAGATCTTGTATTAAAAATAATAAAAAAATAAAATATTGGTCAAATACATATTCAAATGATTATATATGGGATTTACCAAATAATACTAAATTTGGACATGGTACTATATATGAACAAAAAGTTTATCATCAATTTGAAATTAGAAAACAAGAACAACATGATAGTTTTATTAAAAAATGTCAAGATATATTAAATTATGAATTATAAGATTTATTCATTTTCAAATGATGACTTACATGATGATATAAAAATTTATCAAAAAAAAGTATTTGATAAATTTAATATAGAGATCAACCAAATTGTATGGAAAAAAGACGTTATAAAATATGGATCTTTAATTCTAAATGATGGTAGTATATATTCTAATAATCATCCTCATTTTTTAGATTACATAATACATAATGATAAATCTGATTATTTAATTTTTTTTGATGTGGATTGTATACCTTTATCACCATTATTTTTGGATAAGTTATTAAATGAAATATCAGACAAAAATACACTAAGTGGAGCAATTCAGAGTAATATATTTGGGACGTATGTTTCAGCATGGTTTGTTGGTTTTTATAGAAATTTATACTTTGAATGTGGATCACCACCAATAACAGATAAAGATACAGATCCATTTTTAAAATTTACTAAATCATGTATTGAAAATAACAAAAGAATAAATTATTGGATGCCAAGTCATGTTGAACGACCTCCATTTGGTACAACGTATGACAATTTGATTTATCATGAAATGCAAATCAGACATCAATCCAATAAAGATTATTTTATAAAAAAATGTAAAAAAATATTGGGTGAATTATGAAAATATTAGTTTCAATTACTTCTTATCATAAAGATAAAGAAAAATATCTATCTGAAATATTAAAGTGTTATGAAAATATATCAAATGACTTAAATTATACAATTGATGTAGTCTTATCAATAAACTATGACCATACATATGTAACAACAAATAAATTAATTATTAACAAAAGTGAATATGAAGGAGAAAGTCATTGTTGGGCTAATAGAAAATATATTTATGAAAATTATTCAAGTTATGATTATGTTATAGAATCTGATGATGATATTTTAATTACTCAAGAAAATATACTACAATATATAAAATATCAACATATTGATAACAATTTTATTCCTGGATTTGTTGTAACTGAAGATGATAATGAGAAAAATACATACATACACAGTATGTTATTCAATAAACCAGTTCATATTTTAAATAAATTTGTATTAGAAAATAAGACTTGGTATGTTCCTAGAAATATACATTCAGCATGTTTTATCATAGATAGAAACAGATTGAAAAATTTTTTTAATAATAATCCTAACGCTCTTTTTGTCAAATCAGTAGGTGTATATGATGTACAATGTACCGCTAGAAGTGAAATTTATACGTTTTATACTAAAATTATAAATTTAGATGATATCTATCTTCATTTAGTTAAACATTTACCAAATAAGTATTTACACGCAAATATCTTTCCTGTAGACCAGTATAGAACCGTTGATTTTTGGAAAGAATATATAAGTAATATTTATAGGCCTATAAAAGAAAATGATTTGGTTCTACAATAAAGTATCCTTGATGTCTTAGATCTTTTTGTATTATATGAGTATGGTTGAAAGTATCAAAAACAAAATTTATATTTTGTCCACCAAGAGTTACTCTGTCTTTCCAATTACCATCTGTGTAATTATCATCTTCATATATTCTTAAATCATCAATTATAAACACAGAACTTGCAAAAAACTTGTACTCACTGAATATTACCTCAAGTTCTTTTTGTAATGGTAATCTTGTATCCATGTTTTTTTCGGTTGAATAATCTGCATAACCAAAATCAGCACCAGGAAAATGAGCATCTAAAAAAAATAGACTACTATCATTTACGTTTTTCAAGATATTTTTTAGAACTTCATATGAATTGCCATGGTGAAGTTCACATTTACTGTCATCTTTAAATTTTTCTTTAGCTATTTTATAGATTTCATCATGTATTTCGATTGAGATACATTTTTCAAAATTGAAATTTCTACAAAAGTCTAAACATCCTCCCATTCCAGTACCAGTTTCAATATAATATTTTAATTTATATTTGTCAATGTAATGTTTGATGTCGTGATTAAAAATTGCACCCATATTATTTTTGTTATTTAATTATTTTTCACCGAAAATCATAAAAGAATCGTTTAAATCTTTTTCACTTCTAAATATATTTTTATAACCTTTGTCTTTCATATAATCATTTATAATTTCTGGAGTAAAGATATGTAAATGTTTTCTATTGTTCCAAGGTTTCCAATATTCTTGAGAATAATGTGGAAGATATAAGAATAATATTCCTTCATTTTCTAGTTTATCATACCAATAATTCATCACTTCTACCCAATTTGGTATGTGTTCTAAACAATGAGACGAAAATATATAATTTATCTTTATATCAGGAAGATTTAAAGCAGAATACCCATCATTAAATTGTAAATCTATTGGAATAGAATTAGGAAATGACCATTCTTTTCTATTACATCCAATATCAACTCCTACACCATTACATACCATTTGTGCATATGGTATAGCAAATTTAGCCGCATTTCCTTGACTTTGAAATTTTGGATATGTTTTATTTTTAAATTGTATTAATTCCATATATAAAAATTAATAGTTGATCATTTTCCAAGGTTTATTTAATATTGGATTTAAATATGGTGAATCTAAAAGTGGTGTTCTAGTTCCATGCATAAAAAAATCATTTGTTTTGAAATTTAATTTATCAGCAAAATTATAAATTCCACTAGCCACAACATGAATTTCTTTGGCATTTTCTATTGTATGTTTATATAAGAACACATTTTGTACATAATGTGGTTCAAATATAGGTAAGTTTTTATTAATTATATGCGATCTATCAATTTTTGGATGTATTCCTTCATGAAGAAAAATATATTCCTCTGGAAGATTCAATGATTTATGAAATCTTTCTGATTCATCATCATCTATTGGTATGTAATATTCTTTGGTATCTCTATTCCAGTCAAATCCTGCACTTGAATACATAGCTCTGTTGTATGGTTGATTTAAGTTTTTGGTATCAATAACAAACTTATGTTCTACATATTTACCTAAACAACTGATCAAATCAATGCAGTCATAACCTCTTTCTTTATAATATGGTCCAGTAACATTTATATCAGGAAGTCCAGATTGACAATTATACTCCAATTGTACATTTTCGAGATCTTTGAACATATTAGGTAAAAATTCAGCTGAATATGAATTGTAGATTAATGCAACTCTTTCATATTTTTTAGATAATATTCTTACAATTGGATTTACCATTACCCAGTCACCAAGACCTTGAGGACAAAATATTATACATTTTTTCATAACTTCAATACATATACCTACTATAATCAAAACTTTTTTTTTAAAACGTTATGTTTTCTAATATTTATAGGTATGTTTAAACCTATAAAAGAAAATGATTTGGGTGATAGAATGTACACCGGCCAATCTTATATTCAAGGTGGCGGTGGTTCTGGAGTAGATACATTTAGTTCACCTGATGTATCACAAACACCAAAAAGTTTTGGTTATGTTCCTAGTATTGCTGGTAGTCAAAGTAACATAACTGCAGTTCCACCAGTGGATTATGACAATAAACCAATGGTAGATCCAGCACAATTTGATAAAGAAGTTGAAGAAATCAAAACAAAAGTAACTCCTGATGAAGTTATTGCCGGAATTCAATATGAATTGAAGAAAATGGTCTACAAAAGAAAAGATCTAGCTAAGATCTTGGTAGTAGCAAATCTTAAAAGAGATCCAAAATATTACAGCAAATTACATATGTTGAATATTGATGATGATGATATTGAACCAGCTCAAGCTCCTTTTATTCCTACACAAAACCCATATCAAAGTGAACCAGTACTTCAATATCAAGATTATAGAACTGATGGTGAAAAAGCAATTGCTGAAATAATGAAAGAAATGGCTCAAAAGAAACATGAAAAAAGATATCCAAAACATTAATGAAGAGCCAAATGACCCTCTTATTGGTGATCCAAGAATGAAGGGTAGAAGATGGCAAATTGATCCTTACTATGATGATCATGAAACATTTAGTAAGATACAAAAACCAATGAAAAAACAAAAACCTATGCCAGATAATAAATTTAAACGTATTAATGAATTCGATAAGTGGATTGATACTAAACACAATGATTGGGATGTCTCATATAGAGAGTTCTATGAAGATGTCATTGGTGAACAAGTAAACACATTAACTGGTGGTGTAGGTGATACAACAGCACCATCTAACGTAAATACCAAAGAATTAGCAATTGGTGTGCAAGTAGAAATGGAACACACAAATGATCCAAAAATTGCAACTGAAATTGCAATGGACCATTTAACAGAAGATCCTGAATATTATACAAAATTAGTAAATGCTGGTTTAGCTACTGAATTTAAACCATCTGCCAATTCAGGTTTAGGTGATCCTACTCAAAGTTTTAATGATAAAGCAAGAGTAGGTAATAATAGTGTTAATGGTGGTAACATGGGTGGTACTATTGGTAAAACATCAAATGGTCAAGTAAGTGGTAGAAAAAGTGACCCAATCATAGATAAAACCGTTGAAATTGATATTACTGAACCAACATATCAAGAGTTAAATGAAGTAAGAAAAAAGAAGAAAAAGAGAGGAGCAAAACCAACCAATCCTAAATTATGGTCAAGAGCCAAATCAATGGCAAGATCAAAGTTTGATGTGTATCCGTGTGTACCATTGGATAGTAAATCATTAACAAAAAACGGATGGAAATCATATGAAGAATTAAATAAAGGTGAATTAATTCTTACATATAATATAGAAAAGGATGAATTGGAATGGAAACCAATTATAAATCTTAATTTTTTTGAAAACGCAGAGTTGGTGAGAATGTATAAACCAACCGGATTTTCAATCAAATGTACACCTAATCATAAATGGGTAGTTAGAAGAGGCAATGATTATTCCATTACTGAATTAATTGAAACTAAAGATTTGCCAAAAAGATCTAGGATCGTAATGTGTGCTGAATTAAAAACTGAAAATAAAATTTTATTAGAAGATTTTTCAAAATTTGACAATTGGACTGAAAATGTAATTAATATGAGTTCAGATCAAAGAAAAGCATTTTTAGCTGCATCAATAATATATGATGGTTGGGATAAAGGTACATCTTCTAAAATAGAAGGAAGACATACATTTGGGTTTGTACAGAAAAATTCAGATCACTTAGATGCCGGATTACTTGCCGCTTATCTAAGTGGTTATTATGTTTCAGTAAATGATAGAGACTATATTACCGCTGCTAGTTTTATTAGAAATAAAAAGTTTCATTCTGTTCAAAACATTAAATTTGAAAAAGTTGAAAATGAAGATGTATGGTGTCCAACAACTGAAAATAATACTTGGGTTATGTATCAAAATGGTTTGATAACAATAACTGGCAATTCAGCTTATGCCAATGCTTGGGCTGCTAAATGGTATAAGAAAAAAGGTGGCGGTTGGAGATAATTTAATATTTATTACATTATATGAGTACCTATAGCAAATATATTGAATACGCAAAAGCTGCAATTGGTGAGTTAAAACAACTTGAAACTTTAAAGAAATCCCACAAAGGAGCCAAATTAGCTCAAGCAATCAAAGAAAAGGGATTGAAGAAGATCACCAAGAGTCATGTTGATTCAGTGTTACATGGTTTAGGTAAAAATAGTGACTACTCTCCATTAACTGATAGTCAAAAAGAAATTGCAAAAGAATTACAAGATATTGGAGAAAAAGTAGCATTAACACATAAAGATAAAGCAATTGCTGGTGTTCTTGAAAAAGTTTCAATTGACACATTAAAATTAGGAATGGTTCAAGAAATGCTTACTCAAGAAAATGATTTGAAAGCAGTAATTACTGCTATTTCAAATTTAAAGAAAGATCCTAATTATTATAGTATTTCTGAATTGACTCACAAACAATGGATGGATAGTAATTCAACTGGTGTAGGTGATGAAGATCATCCAATAAACCGTGACAATCCACATGTCAACAAATTAAAAGCAGAAAATGCTGAAATGGCTCAAAGTGATATTACCAAAATCATTGATTACAGTGAAAAATTACAATCAATGTTTAACGTCAATGATAATTTAGAAGATTGGGTAAAGGCTAAATTGAATCATGCATGTGACTATGTAGCCACTATAAGAGATTACCTTAAGTTTTATAGTGAAGAAAAGGCAAAAGGTACACAAAACATTGAAGAAAAGTGGACTAATGCATATAAAAAATCTATAGATTGTAGTAATGCAAAAGGTTTTAGTCAAAAAGCACATTGTAGAGCTAGACAGTTAAGAAAAGCAGGTAAACACACTAAGAGTAAGCCTGTCAAAGAATCTTATAAGGAAGCTATACAAGAACTGTTGAAAGAACAAAATAGTAGTATGGCAATGGGTGCGTTAAAACAACTTAATAGTGACGCAAAAGAATTACAATCAATGTTACAGCCAAACACTCAATTGGAAGATTGGGTAAAGTCTAAATTGAATCTTGCAGGTGAATATCTTGATGATGTTTATCATCATTTGGATCATTTTGGTCCACAAGGTAGAAAATTAGATGAAGGTTACTATGAAGATAAACAAAAAGAAAGACAACAAAGAATGTTGCGTTTTAATACCACGGTATCACCAGAAAAGAAATACTGGTTTACGCCTGATGGTAAAGTAGTTGAAGCTGGATATAGTCATGAAGATTGGATTAGAAACCATGATTCATCACTTGTTGGTGCTACATTGATTGACACTTATGATAATGCAATAAAGAAAGGTTATATTAGAGCAGTATTGGATTTAAATCATAATTTTTTGACATTATCCAATATGCAAAATTATGACTTTTCTATGAATGGTGATGCAAATAAAAATATACCCGCCGTTAATTCATCTGTAAAAAATTCAATTAAAGATTTTATTGCAGAAAAAGGTATTTTACTAACTGCAACTGGTAAGGGTAAAATTATTAAAGATTTAAGTAGTCTTGATGAAAGTCAAATTACAGAAGATTGGAAAAAGACATTAGCAACAACTGCATTAGCCGCAGCAACTGCATTTGGTAGTCCAGATGTTCAAGGTGCTCCTGTACCATCTAAACCAGAAACAACTGTAGTTTCACAGATTAAACAACCATATACAGTTGAAGAAGTTGTTGCTGCTACACTTGTGGATGAAGCTGGTGGTGAAAAGAATCCAACTGACGGAATGCATGCTGTATTGAATGTAATTATGAACCGTTCTAAAGGTAATATTCGTCAAGCTGCAATTGAATGTTTAAAACCAAAACAATTTAGCGGATGGAATAAAGTTAATAAAAAAGATGCAGAATCAATCAAACAATTTATTGATTCTAAGAGAAGTCATACTCAATTCAAAAATGCTTTAAGTTTAGTTGATAAAGCAAAGAGTGGTTCTTTAAAAGATATTACTAAGGGTGCAAATCACTTTTTAAATATACAATTGACTAAACAACAACGTAAAGGTGGTAATCTACCATCTTGGTATGATTCAAGCAAAGTAGTTGCTGATTTTGGAGAACATACATTCTTGAAGTTACAGTAACATCATGAACTCTTTTGAAATTCCAACTTCATTAAACGACCCTATATTTCAAAGTTTGGTTCGTAAAAAACAAAATGGAGAAGATACCAATCTTCCTCCTATTCAAGAATTTGCGCAAGAAGACATTAATGAATTAGAATCATTTTGTCGTAAGTATGGTATACTTGGATTCAATTGCGGCAGAATGAGCCCTAAATCCGCATTAAGAATGTTAAAGTCAAGAATGGGTGTTCCTATTGAAGAAGCTACACCAACTAAGACAAAGAGTTTATTAAAAGGTTAAGGGTTCCAAAGACTTATAGGTGATCTAATCCATTTTTGGTTGGTGTATATATAAATAAAGTTGTTATCAAATCTTATCTCTCCTATAGTTCCTGAGGCAGTTGGATTTGTTGGTGCAGATCCAGTATTATTTATTGACAAATAATTAAATGATCCTGTGTTAATAATAGAAGATGTGGCTCTAATACTACTAGCAGTTAAATATGTAAAATTACCTATTGTAGATGTTACACTACTACCACTTAAACTTCCTGTGATTCCCGCATAAGCATATACAGAATCAAATACTTTTGCTACTCCATTTATAACAAGAGACAATCCCCAAATTTTTGATCCGGAGATATAATTTGATGCGGATATATTACTGCTTGTAACACTGGATACATTCAGAGTTGATCCAGTAAAACTGCCGGTAAAACTTCCACTTTTAATTAATTCTGTTGATAATGTTCTCAATTTTTATCCTATGTGTACATTATATAAATAGTATATATTAAATACAATTTGACAATCTTATTGTTTATAAGTTGGAACTGGTGGAAACAGTGGTAAGTTTATATTAACTGAAGTAGGTATTGTTGGCCAAACAATTGTGGTTGGATCATCTGCATTTGGTAAATCACGTAGTTGTTGTCTAAAAATTGCAAATTCAGCTTTTACTTGTGATGAAAATGGTACATCCAATAATTGTGTAAAGTCTGTTAATGATAAATACCTATCACGAACCATTCTTACTTGACTTTTTAAAATATTTTTTCTTTGATTTATTTCCTCAATTGATAATAATTTTAACGTATAACTTACACTGCAAGTTTTGTCTGTGATGTTTAATTTATTTGTTGGAACTAAACTTTGACTGATGTTATAATCTGGTTCCACATCAAAAATAGCTTTCCAGAATCCTAAATTTGGATTTTGTTGCCAAGTCAAATCTGGTAATAATTCAGGTGCATTGTCTTCTAGAATATTAAATCCACTGGTTGGTCCAAAGGTATCAGGCAATTGCATTGGTCCTTGAATTATAAAATAATTCTGACTATCTACCTTATTAACTAAAAAATATTGATTTGTACTCATAAATTAAACGCTTATACCATATCTGTATTTGATTTTATCTTTTATTGCTAAAGCAGCAGTAGTAGATAAATATGTGTTACTATATATCGCATCACCAAAATAACATCTAGGCATATAATTATCATTCCAACCACCATATTTTCCTAAAGCAATTGGACCAGCTGTACTTAATTGTACACCACCGATTGAAGTATTACTATAGCTATTACCCGCACTATCAAATAAGTAAAAATAACCCGCGTTTGTTGAAGAACTATTTCCAACAACTGCGATATAACGTCTACCAGCAACAGGTGCGGTACCAAGGGTATATCCTGTACCATTTCTGCTAAACCAATAAGGTTGTGATGCACTATATCCTGTTTGTCCTATCCACCAATCATGTGTGCTACCAGCATAAGCACCAGCTATAATATCTGCACCATATGTTAAGTTTGATGCGACATATTCCCAAGCAACTATAAATGTAATTTCATTGCTGGTACTAACAGCTAAATTTACTGTTAATCCATTACCTTGTGTTGGTTGATAACCTGTTGTATTATTTAAAAAAACCATACCACCAAATTTCCACGGATAATACTGAGATGATAATTGGTAAGCTGTACCAGTTACACCATTTCCAGATACATCCAGAAAATTACTGGTTGATTTTTTTGGATTATAACTTCTACCCTGACTTAGATTGTATCGGTAAACGTTAGCACCTGCGGATGGATTATAAGGAAAAGCGCTTCCGTTAATATTTGCATTTTGTAGTATAGTCATAGATTATAAGTTTGTGCTAACCAATGCTTGTGCTACAACGGTTCCTATCCAAACAGGTGTACCTGCACCACCTTTATAACTGGTTAACATGAATACGTCTGCATAACCATTTGTTCCTGTTAATGTAGGAGCCACATCATTTGCCCATATTACGCTTGTAAATGTAATTGATGCCGTACCAGCGTATTTTACAACCAACATCAATGTATTTACAGCAGGATTACTATCTCTGTTACTGTAACTTATTGTTGTTATAGTTGCACCACTTGCCATTGAAACTATGTGTACTGCTGCTGCTGCAACATTAAGTGTTAGTGTTTGATTTGTACCAGTAATACTTTGTGTAGTACTATTTTGTACAAGTTTTCCACTAGTATAGATAGATCCATTTACATCTAACTTTTGCGTTGGACTTGTTGATCCAATACCAACATTACCAGTAGAACTAATATATACTCTACTAGTATTACCTGTTCTAAGCTCTAGTGAGCCAGCCTGTCCATTTATCCAAAAATCACCACCTTGGCAGTCAATGCTTCTTCTTCTAATTTCTGTCCAAGCGCCGTTTATAGAATCTCTAACTCTAACTCCGACAGTGTCATCTGCGCCAGTTGAAACTTCAAGTTTATTAGTAGGAGCTGTTACACCTATACCTACACTTCCACCATAAGGTTGAAGAATTAATTTACTATTATCTCCCGCACCTGGATTATAAGCTCTTAATTCTGAAAAATTATTAGTTCCATCAACACCAATTTTTAGAACGTTAGTTCCTGCGGTTGATTTTAAATATATTAATCCTTTATTATCTCCTTGACTATTTGATGATTCAACGTGAACCATTGCTATTGGAGATGTTGTACCTATACCAACATTGCCATCTGCTTTAATACGCATTTTTTCATCAACTGCTGTTCTGAACACGATTGGAAATGATCCAATTGTTCCGACATATAAAGTATTTGACGTTGAATCAAATCCGCCTATTCTTGTGCCACCAACCATTGTTTCAATTATTGCCGATACAGGTCCATTAACTTGCAAAAATCTATAGTTTGCTTGTGCTGTTGGTGCGGTTGTACCTATACCAACGTCTCCTAAAAGTACGGCTGCTGGAATTGATGCTGATCCTGTAACATGCAATTTAGCTACTGGATTATTTGTACCAATACCCACTTTATTATTAACTACAACAAAATCGTTTTGACCATATTGTCCCGCAACAATTCTATCATCCGCAAATACTTCTAGTACAGGTAATCCAGCACTATTGTTTACACTCATCAAGCTATCACTTAAATCATCAACCACACTAAATAATGTACCACTGGTACCATCTGTTCTTAATAGTGTTGCTCCTGCAGTTGTGGAATTTATATGTAATGAAGCAGATGGAGTTGTGGTGCCAATTCCAACATTTCCTCCATTCGTTATGCGCATTCTTTCAGTTTGTGAAGAAATATTTGTTGCACTTGATCTAAATATTATACCATTATAACCAGCAATATTTGCTTGTAGAGTATTACTAAAATATATACCAACACTATCATTTGATGATCCATTATAAAGTTTATAGTTATCACTTAAACTTATATTTCCATTAACTATTGATAGTTTATCTGTTACACTTGTTGTGCCTATACCAACATTACCAGCGGTTGTTAAATACAATGCATTAGTTGTACCTGCTGGATGCCAAGCAAAACCACCATTGCTTGTATAAAAATTAAATGAATCAGCTCCGCCCCAACTTGTACTGCTTCTATTTTTAAAGAATTGTGCGTTTCCTGTACTTGTTGTCCAAAGAAGATTTGTAAATAATGTGTTGGCAGTACTACCTAAAATCAATCCAAATGAAGTTTGATTATTATAAAATCTAGCTACATCTTGATTTCCATCATAAAGATCAAATTTATAAGCAGGACTAGTTGAACCTATACCTACGTTACCCACGCTATTAATTCTTACTCTTTCAGTATTATCCAAGTCAAATCCACTGGTATGTAGTGCTAATCCAACCATTCTGTTATAACCAGCACTATTTTCTTCACTTACAGCATATATACACGCAGATTTTCCTTTGGTGTTTATGGAATCAATAGAACCATTCATCTTGATACCCCACTTAGCACCACCATTGGACACTGATGCTGGACTTGCACCAAATGGTGCGGTTAACACTATAAAATCATTAACAAGGTTAGCGTTCATGTAAGCACTGGTAGAATTAGTACCAAGTTGAATTCTTGAACCTGTATCATTTGTTGTAATAACTGTCAGTGTAGCACTAGGAGCAGTTGTGCCTATACCCACGTTACCGCCTGCCAAAATTGAAATCTTAGTAGAATTATTAGTTTTAATGTATACTGGATGATTTGTAAAAGTACCAACCGTACCAGCGTTTGAATTAGAACTATGTGCATCAATCTGCATTTCTACAGCGCTGCTATTACCATACATTCTAATAAATCCATAACCAGTACCACCTTGTAAAGTTAGTATTGCGTTTGTATAGTTAATAGAAGTTTCACCGGCGACTTGTAATAATGTTGCTGGAATTGTTGTGCCTATACCTACATTACCACCATTATCAATAGACATTTTTATGTCGCCTGGAGATAATCTAGTGCCACTAATATTGGAAGTATCATTATTACTATCATTGTAAAAATGCATTGTTCCTCTACCATTAGTGAGATGTCTTTCATAACCAACACCGGCTTTAATTGATCGGGTTTCACCAACTCCATTTGTAACATCAAATGAATATACTGGTATTGGACTAGTATTATTTAGATTGGTTGCTAAATAATTGAAAGTTAGAGAATTTGACGAAAAATAACTTTCTAATTTAGTATTTGGACTTGTTGTTCCTATTCCAAGGCCTGTGGAATTTAGAGCCAATGTAGTGCCATATTCAATTTGAAGTCTGGTATTTGTGACATAAAATATTCTAGCATCTAAATCATCATCAGCTGCATTTCCAAAATCAATATATGCGCCATTTGCACCAATCAATTGTAATTGAGCATAACTATCTGCATAATTGAATCCCATTGCTCCAACTTTACCTAATTGATATCTACTATTACCACCAATAGTACTTGGATCACTGATTAAAAATGGCCAGTTACTATCTTTTGATGTATTTAGTGTAATTGATCCAGTTACATTCAAACTTCCGGTTATATCTTGTGTACTTGATGATGATGATCCAAATCTTGTTGTACCATTTACATGTAACAATGCAGTTGGACTAGTTGTGCCTATACCAACATTACCATTAAATTTAATTCTAACTTTTTCTGATCTGACGGTGCCAGCATCTGATGTGTAGAATACAAGATCACCGGATTCAGCCCCATTCGTATTTGTTATAACATGTGCGCCTAGTCCGCCATATTCATGTTCATTACCAGCACTATCATTTAATGTAAAATATAAGTTGGAACCATTTCCAACTGTACCATCATTCATATGCAAATATAAAAGCCCATAATTCGCAGCCGTACCAGAATATCCAGATTTTCTCAGTCTAAATGGTACAGGTGTGGTAGTTCCTGTATGTTCAAATAGAGTTGTTACATCATTTCTATTACCCACATCAACATAAAATGCATTACCTGTACCACCATTGTTGTTAACTACAAATTTAGCACCAGGACTACTTGTACCTATACCCACGTTACCATTGCCTTTGATACGCATGGTTTCTGTTTTACCATTAATGGTTTCACTTGAACCATTTTGGAATATATGGTCTTGATATGTACCATATATCATACTATCAGATCCAGCTACAACATCACCTGTATAATTTCTGAATACTATGTAACCTCCAGTATTGTTATCCAAGAATGTTAGACCAGCATAAGTTCCATTATCTGCTGTATTTCTGAAAGTTATATAATTGCTTGTATTAGAATCAATTAGCAAATTTGTGCCAGTTGTAACTGTTCCAGCGCTAGTTGGCGCAGAAGCACGAATATTTAATAATGCACCTGGTGCAGTTGTACCAATACCTATGTTTGCTGATGCTTGTAAACTTGCAAGTCTAAATATGCCATCCGCAGCTGGTATACCAGATGCACTATAGTCACCCCAATTTAATATACCATTTAAATTCATCCAGAGACTGTTAGAAACTCTGTTTGCCCAGTGGAAATTAATATTAGGACCATACTTATCAGCTGATTGAGCATTTCCTACCAAGTCTCTTTCTCTTATGCTTATTGGACTATTTGACCAATCTTCATTATCTGTTAAATTTGTATAAGACACCAACATTCTGGTGCTTGTACCGCCACTAAATCCTATATCTCCAACCACTTGTAACTTATTAGCCGGAGCAGTTGTGCCTATACCAACATTACCACCACTTAATATTGTAAATAACGGCGTGCCGTTATGAATGTGTTGAAAAGCTTTGTTACTATCAGTGTATGTGTATAATGCGCCGGCCAAAGCATTATTAGTTGTATCTGAACTTCTATTTTTTAATAAGTAACCAGCAGATGACGCATCATCCATTCTAACACCAGAAACATTACCTCCACCTGCTTGTAGTCTGATTATAGAATTAGCTGCTCTATATACATGTATTGCTTCTGTTACGCTTGTTGTACCTATACCAAGATTGCCATTACCTTCTATTATTGCATAATTGGTACTTCCAGCTCTACTTCTGAAAATGTGAGAATTATTATCATAGTAATTACCTGTATCACTCGCATTTCCTAAATAAATTGCAACGTTACCTGCGGGTTCATATATTCCGGTATAATTACCAGATGAATAAGCAAATGGTCTTCCTGATAAACCTATTGTTCCATTTACATCCAATTTTTGAGTAGGAGCGGTTGAACCAATACCAACATTACCATCGAATTGAATACGCATTCTTTCAAACAATGCGTTATTGTAATTTGTAAAAACTAAATCAGTTGCTGCGGTATTAGTATTTCTTAATAATGCGCTTATTATACCTGTTGCTGAATAATTACCAGCTACAATGAAAGATAATGAAGAATCATTATTAACTGTAGCAGTTGCAGTATTTGCTAATGTTAAATTATACACTCTACCAGCAGCACTAGAACCACCAATTCTTGCAATAACACTATTATCGCCACTTGAAGTGCCTGATGAATTTGTACCAACTTGCAAATTAGCAGAAGGAGCAGTAGTACCTATACCAACGTTACCACCACTTAGTATTGTAAATAATGGCGTACCAGAATGAATGTGTTGAAATGCTTTTCCACTATCAGTATAAGTGTACATTGCACCGGCTAGAGCACCATTGGAAGTATCAGACGTAGTATTTTTAAATAAGTAACCATAACTTGTACCATCATCCATTTGGATATATGAAAAAGCACCACCACCATTTATTCTCATCCACGGATTGCTAGCTTTATATATGGTAAGAGGCGCACCAGGAGTTGTAGTACCAATACCAACGTTGCCTGTACTTATGATACGCACTCTTTCAACACCATTAGTATAAAATCTTGTATTACCATGTGTGAAATTAGCATTATTTTTTGTTAATTGTCCTATTTCTAGAGATCCACCAGCTGCACCATATGTTCCAGGTGTATAATAAATTCCAGCTTGAGCATCCCAATCCCAATTTGAACCTAAAATCAAACCATTTGTAGCATTGTTACCAATCATCCACAAATTACCATCATTGTATCCCAATAAATCAAATCCGTAATATCTGACACGTTCATAACCTTGTGTCAATTTAGCTACAACAACATTGCTTGATCCAGCTCCAATTTCAAATTTAAAATTAGGAACGGTTGTGCCTATGCCAACGTTACCATTATCAAGATTAACTATTGACCCAGTAGTTATTGTTGTTGTACTGTTAAATTTAGCAACATAGTTTGTTAAACCTGTCACAGTTACACTTGTTCCACTTGATCCAGATGTGCCTGAACTGCCACTGGTTCCGCTTGATCCACTTGATCCACTTGTACCACTACTTCCACTTGTGCCTGAACTACCACTGGTTCCGCTTGATCCACTTGTTCCGCTTGATCCGCTTGATCCAGATGTGCCTGAACTACCACTGGTTCCGCTTGATCCGCTTGTTCCGCTTGATCCACTGGTTCCACTTGATCCGCTTGATCCAGATGTGCCTGAACTACCACTGGTTCCGCTTGATCCGCTTGATCCGCTTGTTCCACTTGATCCAGATGTGCCTGCTGCGGTTGCGGTGGATTTATAAACAACACCTGTTGTATTATCTACTGTTAGATAGTATCCGGTTGCATTAGTAGTTAGACCGTCAATTTCAACTGAACCACTAACATGTAATTTAGCTGTTGGATTATTTGTGCCAATACCTACTCTATTGTTTCTTAAAACAAAGTCATTTGTACCATATTGACCCATTACAACTCTATCATCCGCAAATACTTCCAATACAGGTAAACCTGCACTGTTGTTTACACTCATCAAACTGTCACTTAAATCATCAACTACACTAAATAATGTTCCATTTGTACCATCTGTTCTCAATACAGTAGCACCTGAAGTGGTTGAGTTTACATGCAATCTAGCAGCAGTAGTAGTTGTTCCAATACCAATGTTTCCACTACTAGAAATAAACAATCTAGTAGCACTTCCAGCAGTAAAAGACAATCCAACATCATTAGTTCCTAAAATAGACTGTGTACTATTTCCCCAAGTAAGACTATTTCCTGAATCTATATATAAAGTACCATTATTAACATAAGCAGATCCAACTACTTGAAATTTGAATATTGGACTTGTAGTGCCTATGCCAACGTTTGTACCATTATCATACACTAAACTATTAGCTATAGTGGAATTTCCTGTAAATTTACTTAAATAGTTACTAGTAGGTTGTACAGATGTAACAAATGCACCTCCACCACCTGTTGATATTGCACTTGCTGATAGTGGACCTGTAAATAATATGGTTGATGCGTCAATCAACCTCATTGAATTAGTTACTTGTTCACCTTTAACTGTGAAAAAATCAATTTTACCAACTGATGGATTTATTACGATATCTGGCATATACTGTATAAATAGAACCTAAATTATATAATCAAACAGTATTTATAGACCAAATCTACCTTTAGTAGCATTGTAATTTTGTAATACTTCTGCGGCAGATAAAGCTCTATTATATATTTGCACTACAGCGCCATTTCCTTTCCAAGTTTGTGCGGCTGATCTATTAAACAAAGTTGGAATTAGTGCTGGTGTAGTATATGCAGTTCCAGTACCAACAAGAACTCCATTAACATAATATGATGCAGAAGAACTGCCTGATGGTTTAGATAATGAAACATATACCCATTGATTTCTGTAAACTGTTGTTGTTGTATAACGAGATTCATCAAATTCTATTTGTCCAGAAGTGTTCCACCATATCATAGGGCTTGTGGACAGACTGTCCACAAAATTTTTATAAGTAGATGTACTCTCTGTTGAATATAACCACCCACAATAAGTTACTGACTGTCCTGATGTTGTTGCAAATGAAGTAGTTACATAATCATTCACGCCATCAAATACAATAGTACCACCAACATCAGAACTATAAGTTGGTCCATTTGTTAATGTTCCATTATAACTATTTCCACTAACATCATACCAAGTTGTTCCCGCTCCACCATAACTATATGGATTACCAGCATCAAGATTTAATACTAATCCTTGTTGTACTATTGTATTTGCAAATTTTGACTTTTGAGCTTCATAATTTTGAGCAACTTCAGCAGCGCTTAATGCTCTATTATATATAAGTGTTTGGCCCATGCTTCCTTGAAATCCTTCAGCTGATGAAGGGTCCGCCCCAATTCCTAATCTGCTGGGCGTACCATTACCATAAGTATATCCACTTACTGTATAATTAGACGCTCCATTAATATATAAAGTTAATAATCCAGCGCCAGTTACCGTAGCTACAACATTAACCCATTGATTTACAGTTGGAACATAAGAAGATTTATTTTGATTATCACCATGAAAACTAATTGCACCATCATTTGTATGCTGATAAAAAATCCAATTATATATAGCATCATTATCTGATCTATTTGTGCAAAATACACTATATTGTCCAGATGTTCTAAGAGGTTTAATCCAACATGAAACCGTTATTTCCTGCCCATCTGCTCTATCAATTAGAGATGTAGTAGTTTTCATGACACTAACAGCGTTAGTTCCTATAGCTTTTCCATTAAAATCAATAACTCCACAATTATATGGACTAAAAATAGTATTAGACATCTCTGGATTAATTCCATTACCACTTAAATCAATTATACTTCTATCAGTATTAGATATACCCCATTTTTGTCCAAGATATGTGTTTACTTGTTTTCTTTCTGTGACTGATAAAACTCTATCAAATACAACTATTTCAGCGGCTTCACATGTTGAAGTTTCAGAGTTAATATTAACTCCCAATCCAATTGGACCAGAATTTGCACCATTAGAATTTGTAGTTATTGCAGTTCCGTTAGTGTACAAATTTGCTAAATCGGTTGAACTGCCACTCCAATCTCCCATAAATACATTCCACGCAGTATTTGCAGCAGTTCCATATGGACCTGAAACCCATCCTTCCGCATAGTATTGGTTTACATATCCAGACCAATGCCCTAATAACCAATTTCCTCCTGTTGACGGAACGTACTGAGTGCTTAAAACTCTAGCGTTAGTTGTTCCTGTTAATCTGGTAACACAAAATATTGTATAAGCAGAAGTTACTAAATTAATTGAAGAATTCCATATTTGTTGACTTGTAGTAAATGTCAACACTTTTCTTGATGCCAAAGAAGAATTTCTTGTTGGTCCTGCTGAAACAGGTACCATATGATAATTAAATCCGCTTTTATCTCTCCACTGACTCACTGTGGTTCCTGAACTATAACTAAATGTAGTATCATCAGCAGCATCCATCCACATAACCAATCCATTTTTTACAGGCAAATCGGCGGCTGGATATGATTTATTTTGTGATGCATCTAAACACATCACTAAACCATCTTGTACTATTTTTGGTGAATAAATTTTTGACATATATTATAATCCAAATCTTGATTTTACTGATTGATAATTTTGAGATACTTCAGTTGTTGAAAGCGGTCTACTGTATATTCTAAATAATCCAATTGTGATTGGCGCATAATTACTGTTTGCGTCTCCATTAATTCTACCCAGTGCTATCCCTACACCAGCAGTACTTGTATTGTATCTAGGGCCGGTAGTTTGCGCACGGGTTAGTGTTAAAGTGGTGAGATTGGAATTTACATATAACTTTGTAGTACTAGTGCTAATTGTAGATCCTGATTTTGTCCATACAACATGCACCCACGTATTTAATGGATATGTAACTCCACTTGATAACCTCGTTGAATCATATAGATCCAAATGTATTTCATTTGTTGTAGGAGTCCATCCTTCTATTGAATATCCCTGTCCAGCTCCTCCTATACCCCAAAATCCTGAACTAACAAAATCAGCAGTTCTTTTAACAAAGAATTCAACGGAAAAATTAGGATCACCATCTAAGATATTAGAATTAATATTAGCTTGTAAATAATTGTTTGTACCATTAAATACTATATTTCCACCGTTGCTACTATTAAATGTAGGTCCATTATATAATGTGCCATTGTTATTATTTCCACTTAAATCATACCAAGTTGTAGTATCACCACTTGTTAATGTAAATGTTCCATTTGAATCAAATCTATGAATTGTATATCCTCTAAAAGAATATATTGTTCCTCCAGTTGCTCTTTGTGGTCCAAAATATCTTACAAAAACAACACCTGATCCTCCAGCACCACTTGTGTTATTATTATGATTTCCACCATTTCCACCTGCACCAGTATTATTAGGACAAGCATCTTCTGCCGTTTGAGTAAGTTTTTTTACAGTTCCATTTCGTGTAAATGGTAAAGTAGAAGAATATCCGCCAATTACATCAAATCCCCCAGCACCACCTCCAGCTACATATCCATCTACACCAACAGAATAACCAAATAAATTTCCAACATAAAGCCCTTCTCCACCCGCACCAACATTACCAGATGTTGCATTTCCACCTAGACCACCTGCTCCACCTCCTCCTCCAGCATATGCTGCAACGCCTGTACCACCATTAAAACCTTGACCAGAAGTTCCTGTTCCCGCACCTCTACTATTAGTTCCTCCGGTTGATACACTTTGACCGGCTCCTGAACCACCACTATAAGTTGCAGATCCCGGAGGCAAAGTTGTATTTACCCAACCTGTTCCACCGCTTCCTCCTATAGCGGTATATCCAAAAGCAGTACTGTTTCCACCATTATTGCCCGGACCATCATCTGAACTTCCAAGACGGGCTGCGCCTCCTGCACCTACAACTATACTATATGCAGTGTTAACTGATATAATTAAGGCGGTGGAAATTACTCCACCACCACCTCCACCGCCACCATTATCTACGCCTCCAGATCCTCCTCCAGCAACAATAAGTGCTTCAATAGTTGGATAACTTTTTCTGCTACTAGCATCTAAATTTAATACCAATCCATTTGTAACTATTTGTGGTCCATTATTTACTGTACTCATATTTTATATTCCATAAGTTTTACGGGTTGCATTGAAATTTTGTAATACTTCTGCGGCAGTTAATGCTTTTTGATAATATAATATTTGAGAAATATCTCCGTTCCATAAATCTGCATTTGTTTTGTTACATCCTATATATAATGGAGGGCTTCCTGAAGATGGATAATAATTTCCTGACGGCAGTGTAGCAGGTGTAGTATAAGCTATTCCATTTATGTATATCGTGACCGTATTAGACCCACTTTTATCAACTACCACCGCAAAATGTCTCCATACATTGTCTGATATAACTGGACCTTGTGGTTCTACTGCTGATGAAGAATCTCCATAAATCATAAATCTGAAACAATTCGCAAGACTCAACCCATTTCTTAACCTACTTATATTCCAACCATTTGTAGTTCCGTATACATCTGAATTTCTAGACACTATTGTATCATGACTATTATCATTTGTTGGTGTTCTAAAATAACCGGATATAGTAAAATCATTTCTGTCTAAATTAGATGAATATGGAACAGTAATATACTGAGATCCACTGAAAACATATCCATTAGTATTGAACGCGGCACTTGTCAAATCTGCATTATTACTATTTCCACTCATGTCCAATAAACCACCTCCACCTGCAACAGTATTAGCAGATCTGGAAATTGGCGTAAATTCTGTAGCATAAGATTTTTGTTCTAATTGCATCTCTGCTATATCAACAGTCGCAGGTAAAGTAGAAATAGATGGAAAAAAATAAAAATAAAAACCACCTCCTGTTGCGCTAGTGGTAAACGTTGCTGTCCATTTTTGCCAATTAGAAGTTAAGACAGGAGATGCGGCTCCAGTAATACTTGGATATGTTCCCGTGCCTGTTTGATATGCACTAATACTAACTGTTCCACCTATTGCATTTTGAGATGTAGCTCTAATGTAAGCTGTAAAAGCATATTGAGTATTTGCTGTGTAAGCTGGAGTAACTCCATAAGCCATTCCGTCACTTCTATCAGATCTAAACCAATTTAACCTTAAACAATCATGAAATCTATTATCATAAGAAAAACCATTAGTTATTGCTGTTTTAATTAAAGCAACGTTAGGAATGTGAGGTGCGCCCCACCACATTGTTGGAAAACTTGTAGCATTAACACTGATTCTTGTGTCAGAATTTATATAAGTTAATATCTGTTCTGGAGTTTTTGAAGCGTTTTCCGTGCCATCATATTGATGTAAAGTAAAAGTGGTGGAAGATAATCTTTTAAAATAATAATTTACGTTTGCAGTAAGTCCGCCACCAGTAGTTTGAGGTGTAATTACATCATAAGTAGCAAAACTATTAAAATATGCAGTAGGAGATGAAACAGTTATCACATTTCCAGACACAGACGCAATTGTTCCTATAGATGCAAAAGCGCCTCCATTATATAAGCTATCTCTATATGTGCCCCAATTATTACCAGCAGAAGGATATGAGTTTGCGTCTCCTGCACCAAAAGTGCCATATAAATTTGTGGTAGCTTCTCCTCTAAAGCTTTTTGAAAATTCACGGTTATAATATAACTGTAAATCTTTTTTTACTATGCCTCTATTTGCGTGTTGAATTGACATATTATTATACTTCAGTAATTAATTCTGGTACGTCACTTCTGATTGCGGTAAAATCCCAGAAGAATTCATAAGTTTTATTAGATTCAAGCAGTGATTTATCATAAGCAACAACAAAGTAATTTTCAGATATATTAATATCATCTATATATAGTGTTTTACCGCACTTTATTCCAGTCAATTGTACATTTACACTTTCAGATCTTACTAACTTACATATATAATCTGGCAATTGTACTTTACATTTACCATTAACTAGTTTATCTTTACCAGTTAATCTTATACCATGATATGGACTTTCCAAACTACCATATACCAACTTCTTGCCTGTTTTAGTAGGATGATCAATTTTGAAACTCTTGGTTGAAGCAGCAAAACTACCATTTACTTCTAATTTATAAGCCGGTGCGGTTGTACCTATACCTACGTTACCATCACTGATAATACGCATTCTCTCAGTGTAACTACCATTATACCAAGCAAAATAACCAGTACCTCTTGTATAATAAGCTGTATTGACATTTGCTGACGTATTTGCTCTATCAATAGATTCAATAGTACATGTAGAACCAGGATTAAATTCAAATCCACCACCTGAACTATATACATGTAATTTTTGAACAGGACTTGTTGTGCCTATGCCAAGATTGCCGTTTGCATCCAAAATCATTTTATCCGCGTTAGCAATTCTGAAATTAATTGGTTTTGTAGTTGATGCGTTTAAATATGTAGTACCATCACTAAATTGTAATAAAGCATAATTAGCTGCTGTTGATGCGTGATCTAAACTATTATGTCCAAAAAATGCATATAGTGTGTTTACAGGTAATGCACCAACAATCGCATTACCTAATCTAGCTGTAGTTGTAATACCCTGTACATCTAATTTATAAGCAGGAGCTGTTGTGCCTATACCCACATTACCAGATGAGTTTATTACAAATTGTGTTACAAATGAACTATAATCATTATTTGTTTGTAATATACGAAATATACCACTTTCAACATCAATCCAACGATGTGTAGTACCGCTTTGATCCGTTTCTCTTAATATTATTCCTGGTTGAGTGGATTCAACAACAAGTTTGTTGCTTGAACTAATAGTATTGTTAAAGAAAGAAAGTCCTTCTACATGCAACTTAGCAGTTGGACTTGTTGTACCTATACCAACATTACCACTTTGTTGTACAGTAACTCTAGCCGTACCTCCAGTTTCACTGATGTAAAAAGTTCCGTCTGTAGCGGTACCTAGATACATATAGTTAGCTTGTGCCGCGGTTTGAGCTAATCCCACACTGTATTGATCACCGCTAAAAAAGTATGATCTACCAGCACTTACTTGTAATTTCGCTAATGGACTACTTGTTCCTATACCTATACTACCACCTGAAAGTATACGCATTCTTTCAGTTCCATTTGATGCAAATCGCATGTCATGTGCTGTACTTGTGCCCAACCAACCACTCGCCGATGATATTCCAAATTCAGCTTTGTATGTTCCACCTGAATTTACTTGATAACTTAAACTTGTAGCATCATATGCTTCAACTACTTTATTGAAACTAACAGCACTACTTGGACTGGTTGTACCAATACCAACATTACCATTATTTAATATAGTTAACAAATCCGTTCCAGAACCAAAATCACCTTTTTGGAAATTAAAAGCTCGGGTCGAAGCTGTAAATATATTATTAAAGTAAGTATCACCCGCACTTGAATCATATGTTATTCTTAAACCTTCACCTGTTGGATTATTGTTATCAGTCAAAAGAATAGCTGCATCATTATTTATATTAGAATTGTCTATTCTTAATAAAGTTGTTGTTGCTGAACTTTGTAGATGTAATAATGAACCGGGACTACTTGTGCCTATACCAATATTACCAGCACTTGTAATACGCATTCTTTCATTTGATCCATTTGTATAGAATTTGTATGAACCTCCACCACCTCCTAAATAAAAATTAAAATCTGGTCTTGTCGATCCCGAATTTCTATTGATATATTCTATATATCCACCATTTAAACTTGATTCTCCAGGTCCAAATTCAAAATTTTCATTTGATCCATTTGATATGACTAACTTTGTTAATGGACTACTTGTACCTATACCAACATTACCATCATTGAGTATGCGAACTTTTTCACTACTATTTACTGACAATGCCATTGGATAGTTATTAACAGTACCAAAGTAAGCTACACCAGACGATGGATTAACTTGAGCAATAGTTGTGCCATCACTTACCGCTAGTTTTGTTGTTGGACTTGTTGTACCTATACCAACACTACCACGGAAGTATCCGTTACCATCAGTTGTAACTTTGAATGAATTTGTTCCGCCTGCACCAGTAGAAGTATTTACACTATAATTTACGACAATAGCATCACCAGAAGTGCCGGCGTGTTGAATTACCAAAGATCCAAAACCATTTGTTGTATTTTTCTTTGTTAATATTAATTCTGCCGCATTAGCGCTGTTTGTAGAAGAAAAAATACCATCCACAGCTGATGTACCCGTATCAATTACAAGTTGACCGGAAAATAAACTACTATATGGTGTTGTATTTGAAGTACCAATACCTACATAACCGTTTATATCAATACGTATTCTTTCACTTACAAGCGCAGTAGCTTGTTGACCAACGTAAAATGCCATACCATTGGTTCTATCAGAAGCAATTGTACCTACAAAATAATTTAAATCTGTAAATTGTAATTGTGTGCCTTGTGCATTGTTTCCACTATTAGCAACTCTCAGTATTGCTTTACCTGTGCCAGCTGTATTTGTGTTCCATGTACGAACCAATTGATCACCAGTATTACTTGATTGTACATCCAAAATACCACCCGGACTACTTGTGCCAATACCAATACTACCATTATCAAATATGGAACCCGTAGCAACCGTAGAAGATGATGCAAACTTAACCACATAATTTGTTGTACCACTCACAGATACACTGGTACCACTAGAACCACTTGTTCCACTACTACCACTAGTGCCTGATGAACCCGACGTACCACTACTTCCACTACTTCCACTTGTTCCGCTTGATCCTGAACTACCAGATGTACCACTAGAACCACTACTTCCACTTGTTCCGCTTGATCCAGACGTACCAGAACTACCACTTGTACCAGAAGATCCTGAACTACCACTTGTGCCAGAAGATCCACTGGTACCACTAGAACCGGATGATCCGGACGTGCCTGAACTACCAGATGTACCACTAGAACCACTTGTTCCGCTGGAACCACTACTTCCACTAGTACCTGAACTTCCAGAACTGCCTGATGTACCAGAAGAACCACTTGTTCCTGAACTTCCACTAGATCCACTAGTGCCTGAACTACCTGATGATCCTGAAGTTCCTGAACTACCACTCGTTCCACTGGAACCTGAAGTGCCTGATGAACCGCTTGTACCACTACTACCTGATGATCCAGATGTGCCTGAACTGCCTGATGAGCCTGATGTACCACTTGAACCGGAAGTTCCTGAACTACCACTAGTACCACTACTTCCTGAACTGCCACTCGTTCCAGACGAACCAGAACTGCCACTAGTACCGGAACTTCCACTTGTTCCAGATGTGCCTGAACTACCAGATGTACCACTAGATCCAGAACTGCCTGATGAACCTGATGATCCACTTGTTCCACTAGAACCAGATGTTCCTGAACTACCACTTGTTCCTGAACTGCCTGATGAACCGGAAGTACCACTTGAACCACTACTACCACTAGTGCCTGAACTGCCTGATGAACCGGAAGTACCGCTTGAACCGGATGTTCCTGAACTGCCACTTGTTCCAGATGATCCGCTTGTTCCACTTGAACCAGATGTACCACTTGAACCACTACTTCCACTGGTTCCTGAAGATCCGGATGACCCACTCGTTCCACTTGAACCAGAACTTCCAGACGTACCACTTGAACCGCTTGTTCCAGAACTGCCTGATGTACCTGAACTTCCACTTGAACCGCTTGTTCCACTACTACCAGAACTTCCACTTGTACCAGATGAACCAGAGGTACCTGAACTTCCACTTGTGCCTGAACTACCTGATGATCCGCTTGTGCCGGAAGATCCACTTGATCCGCTTGTTCCAGAACTACCAGAACTTCCACTGGTTCCTGAACTGCCTGAAGAGCCACTAGTACCAGATGAACCGCTTGTGCCGGAAGATCCACTTGTTCCAGAACTGCCTGAAGTGCCTGACGAACCGGAACTTCCAGATGTACCGCTACTTCCACTAGTACCAGAGGAACCAGATGTACCACTTGGTGTTATTGCATAACTTGCTGATAATGCTTGAACAGCGTAACTAGATGTACCTTCAAATCCAATTCCATTTGTTATATTAGATGTATATTGACTTGCACTGACATTGCCATATACTACAAATGTAGATCCACTTTGAAATGCTATACTTGAAGTAATACTGTTGCTGCTACTTATTAAAGGTATAAATCCTGCGGTTAATGATTGTTCTAAATCAGGACCTAATATTACTTGTCTTGAATATCCTGAATCACTGCTACTAACAAAGAAATAATTATTTTGACTGTCCCATAGTAGTGAGCTTAATGTATTTGAACCACTATCATACATTTCAATACCAGCATATCTTACATGTGGACTTAATGCGTTTAAGGTGATAATGTTATCCGTTACAATAAAATGGCTGGAAGTAATATAAATTGTGCTTGAACTGAAGGTTGAAGCAAATATGGTACCACTTACAATTAAATCATTATTTACTAGTATGTTACTTGATGTTAGATCATTATTTGAATTAAAATAATTGGCATAACTACTGGTAACTGCGTGACTGGATGTTATATCAATAATTTGAGAGGATATAATATTACCATTTAGTAATATTGAACCTGTTAAACTTAATGATCCTGAAAATTGTGTTGCCATATTATGTTAATCTAATTAATATAAAGTTTCCATTTCTGTATAAACCACCAAGTGGTACTCCTCCCGCTGCTGCAGCTACATCATCAATAAATTCAAGAGAAGATGATACTTGTGTTAATATAACTATTTGATTTAATGGATTAACATAACTAGAAGTATCAGCATTTAATGCCCAACTGCTTGTTATTGGATATGTACTACCTGTTATTAAATCATTATTAACTGATGAACTTATTACTTGTAATCCGCTTCTGGATGCAATTGCATATCCACTCGCAGAAATAGGAAAATTAATTCTAGTTACGTTAGGATTTACAAGTGAAATGTTCTGTGGAATTATTTGATTAAAATTTATGTCATATGTTTGTATTAATATTGGTTTTATATTAAGGCTATGAGTAAATTCCCAAATTGAACTACTATAAAAAGATGAACTAACCGCATTAGTAATATTTATACCAACTGCATTTAAACTGTAACTGGCAGTTATTGCCCAACTGCTTGTTATTGGATATGTACTTCCAGTCGTTAAATTTGCACCTCCAGTTGTTACTAATCCTGTTGTAGATGACAACAAATATCTAAATTGACCCTCAGATCCTGACGGCGGAGCTGATGTAAAGTTTAAAATTGATCCTGTAGTGGTGTAATCAGTTGATGGTTTTTTTACTAAACCATTAATTGTTACTAAAATATCATAATCTTGTAATACACTTTGAGTTAATGCATATTGAGTAGTACTACCATCACCTGTAAAATATTGAGCATTAAGTGAAGATGTTAATATACTAATATTAGCAGAGCTATAAAATCTTCTAACTTCTAATTCTAATGCTGCTGGTGGTATTGAGGTGAGTGTCAGTGTGGTACCAAAAACACTATAATCAGTTGATGGTTCTTGTTCAAGACCATCTAAAAATACCAATAATTGAGTGGGATCATAAGTAGAAAAACTTAGTGTATATGTGTTGGATACGCCATCTGTTACAAAATTATCTACTGATGATGAAAAATTGATGTCAATTATACTAGAAGTTGATACAAATATATTCCCTCCACCTGCAGACGCAGCATTTAATGCATATGAAGCAGTTAAAGCATAAGATGAACTATTAGAATTAACTGAATAACTACTTGAATATGCAAATGCACTACTCAATGCAGTTGATGCACTTATGGAATTAATTGCGTAACTTGAAGTAATTTGGTATGTAGATCCTGTTATTATAGATGACGCAGCATTTAATGCATATGAAGCAGTTAATGCATATGATGAACTATCAATATAACCAATAAATTTACTTGCACTTATTGTAGATGCTGTTATTGCACCAAGGAAATTGCTACTACTAACAACAGTAAATTTGTTGCTAGCAGTCACTTCACCCCTAAATACATAAGGTTCACATGCTATTTTTTTGCCTATGAAAGTAAAATCAGACATGATTATCTTGTTTCAGTTATGCTTGCAAATACATCAACATTACCAGAAAGTGTTTTTACTTTTAATATATTTCTTGACAACATATTAACTGGCTTATCAATAATTATTGTACATTGAGCAGGTAAAGTTGAATGTCTTGACAAAAAAAAGTCTAAATCATTCACTGTAATCACCAAATCAAACTGCAAATCAAAATCTGATTTGTTTGAGAAATAAATAGATTGTACCACTGAAGTGCTATTTACAGGACAAGTATAAATTGTTACATAATTGGTACCAATGTCACTTCTGGCTGTATTTATATTTAAAGTTGCCATAATTTTCTTTCAAATAAATATTAAAATATATTATAATTCCATTATATTTATATTTGAATATGAACAGACCACAGGAAATTATAGAAGATCAAATGATAAATTTGATTGATGAAGTTTATGCTGACAGTGGATTGGGTAGATGGTTTGGTAAAGGTGGTGTAGGCAGTTCATCCGGCGGTGGATGGGATAGATACAATAGTAGCGGTAAAAAAGTAGGTAAATGCGGTGACGCAAAAAAAGGAAGCAGTTACAGTGCTTGTTTGGGTAAAAAATATGTGGCTAGATTAAGATCCAAAGGTGGACGTAAAGCTATTGCCAATTGGGTAAAAAGAAAAAAATCCGCTCAAAATAAAGCTGGTAGAGGTAAAAAAGGTGATGGTGGTAAAGGTAAAGCTCCTGTTAAAGTAAGTTATAAAGAAGAATTGTGTGAAATTTTCACTATTAATCATAGACAACAATTAAAACAAGATTTAATAAAATTCATACAACAAGAATTTCAAAAAGATAATTTAAAATCTCTACATACTGGATTGAGTATCACTGACTATAAATCAGAAGATTGGTATGAAAAAATAGCAGATAACATATTAAATAGACTATTACAGTATTTTGATATCATCCGTGGACAAACTGAAAGAAATTTAGTATCTTCTATTCCCCTTTCCAAAAATTAAATTTATAATTGTTTAATTATAAAAAGTAATATTTATAATTAACATGAAAAAGTTTTTCACTCTAACCATATTTGCATTATTGTTGGCTGGTTGTACTACCAAAATTGTACCTGGTCAACAAGTAAGCACTGCACAAGATGCAGTTGCCAAACAAGAAAAGAAAATTGACCAAACATATGATGATTTGGTCAAGAATGACAAGAGTAAAAGAGTACAAACATCTGTATTGGCTCAGGGTATTCAATATTCATTACAACAAGTAACCAATGCTCCAATTCAAGTAGAAACTGCCAAGAATCTTAATGAAAGAGTTATTAGTATAGTTGGTTCACCACATTTGGATGAAATCAAAAGAATCAAAGCCACAATTGATTTATTGAATTCATCATTGGCTGAAGAAAGAAAGAAGGGTGAAGAACTTTTGGGTCAAAGAGATACTGTAATTGATAAGTTACAGAAGGAAAAAAGTGAATTAAAAGACAAATATGACGACCAACTTTGGCAAATGACTGATAAAGCCAAAGAAGTTGCAAAAGAATCTGATGCAAAACAAGCTACTATTGATAGTATGAGTGGTATGTTTGGTCTTAATGCAGTTTTCTGGGGTCTTAAAAAGTTTTTCTTTAGTTGTTTAACCGCAATTATTATATTTGTTGTAGTATTTGCTTTATTAAGAATATTAGCAAGTGTACATCCAGCAGCTGGTGCAGCATTTAGTATATTCAATATGCTTGGTTCTGGAATTTTGAGTTTGGTTAAAGGATTAACACCAAAAGCATTTGAAATGGCTAACTTTGCATCAAAAGATAAGGTTGATGAATATAAGTCACCACTTACTAAGATAGTTGACGTAATTCAAGAACTTAAAGAAAAACAAAAAGAATCTCCTGACAGAGTATATCCATTGACAGAAGTATTGAAGAGATTTGATAAAGAAATGGATAAACCAGAAAAAGATTTGATTGATGATATCTTAAAAGAACAAAAGTGGATAAAATAACGGAATAAATTATAAATAATTGAATATAATTTGTAACGTGGTATAGTTCATATATATAAACGTATGAAATACTATATTATAGATAATACTATTAGAAGAGAACCATTTATTTACAATTCAGTTAATGAAGTGGTAAAACATTTGGAAACTACTGTTCAACGCAAATTTCATCAAACCAGACAACAATATATGCAAAACCTAATTGATTTAGGTCACGGTTATGATGATGCAGAAGGTAAAGTATTTACACAATCACTAAGTGAATATTTTAATATTGGCACTGTAAGAAAAGATGGTAGTCTTGTAAAAGGTAATATTCATGAAGTAGCACAGTACAGCAAATATCGTACTGAAATGGGTGATTAAACATGATTAATTTGGACGTAAAGTGGAGTGATCCATATCAACTTGAAACAAAAGGCGGTTATCCAGTATGGACCCGTCATTGGTTAATTCCAGTAAACTATAGAAATGAATTTTTTATTTATTGGAAGGGTAACAGTTTCAAATTAAAAGACAAAGGATATGGAGTCAAAAAAGTTGACAATGACTGGTTTTTAACTGAAACCAAGTTGAAAAAAGAAGAGTTAACTAACACAAAAACTGTTGAAACCGCAAAGGTTGAAACTCCATTAAAACCAATTGAACTCAAAGACAATAGTGGATTACGTCCATGGCAAGTTACTGCTGTAGGTACATTATGCGCAGCCATCAAAAAATGGGGATGCGCAATTGATGGTAGTGACGTAGGCGTTGGTAAAACCTACAATGCATGTGGCACTGCAAGAGAATTGGATATGGACGTTCTTGTAGTATGTCCAAAAGCAGTCATGGAATCTTGGAAAAGAGTTATCAAGAATCATTTTAAGATGAATCATAGATTGGTTGGCATTATCAATTATGAAATGCTTAGAATGGGTAAAAAAGACAGTATGATTGCGTCTTATGTCAAAAGAAGAGACACTAGACGTAATGAATTTGTATGGAAGATTCCTAAATCTACTCTTATTATTTGGGATGAAAGTCAAAAATTAAAGGGTGCAAATACAAAAAACAGTGAAACTTGTTTGGAAGCATTAAAACAAGGTTATAAGATGTTGTTTTGTAGTGCTACTAACGCAACCAATCCATTAGAATTAAAGACTGTAGGAATGGCCATTAAATTGTTTGAGAACAACAAACAATATTACACTTGGTTATATGCACATGGTGTAACTAAAGGTAGATTTGGATTACAATTTAATGGTAACAAAGAAGTATTGAAAAAACTTCATGAAGATATATTTGTTAACAGAGGAGTAAGACTCACAAGAGATACAATTCCAAACTTTCCAGAAAGTCAAATTGATGCTGAATGTTATGACATGGAAGAAGATGCTCAAAAGAAGATCAATAACATTTATGCGGAGATGGAAGCTGAATTGGCTAAGTTACAAAAGAAGATAAAGAAGGAAAGTAAAGAAAATACTAGTGAATTGACTGCAATTCTCAGAGCTAGACAAAAGGTAGAATTGGTCAAGGTTCCACTTTTCATTGAAATGATTGAAGAGGCAATTGAAAATGGAATGAGTGTGGTAGTATTTTGTAATTTTACTGAAACTATTGATGCTTTATCAGAAAGATTAAACACAAAATGTATTGTTAATGGTGAAGCTAAGTATGCAAAAGCCAGACAACAAAACATTGATGATTTTCAAGCGGACAAAGAACGGATAATATTAGTAAACATTCAAGCTGGTGGTGCTGGATTAAGTTTACATGATTTGAATGGTAAACATCCACGTATGTCATTGATTAGTCCTAGTTATTCCGCAGTATTAATGCGTCAAGCTACTGGTCGAGTTTGGCGTGATAGTGCTAAAAGTAAAAGCATACAAAAGATTGTGTTTGTTGCAAAGACAGTAGAAGAAAAAGTTTGTGATAGTGTAAAACGTAAGCTTGAAAATATGGATCTATTAAATGACGGAGATTTAACAACATGAAAAAAGTAATTGTTAAGGGACATGATTGGATTGAGACAATAAACGTAGACAATAATATATTTGAAGATTATATAATTGAAGCGTGTACTCAAGCGTTAGAGAAAAAAATAAATGAAGGTATGTTAAAAGTGACACCCGTTATTCAAGCGTGGGAAGTGAATAAAAATAAAAAGATTAAACCAACTGTATACAACACATACAAATTGTTAACCAATGCTGGATTTTATTCAAAAGCAGAATTACTCAGATCATTCTTTTTACATGAAACAAAGATTGATTTAGCAAAAGAACCAATTAGAGCTTAGTATATGAATACTCCTGATATTAATGTTATATTATCTCAGATGGCTGAAATGCAAAAACAGTTGTCTGAATTACAAAGTCTCAAACAAGAAGTAAAAGAAATTAAACAGATCAATAGTCTTGGTGAAGACGTTGCAAAAGAAATTGCTGAAGAAGTAAAACAATTGCATGAAAATGGTGTTAGTATTCCACATTTGGAAAAACAAGCAGAACCATTTTTGTTTCCAAAAAGAGGTAGAAGAGGTAAAAGTGCTAGACCTTTATTAGAATCTGAAATTAGAGAAGCAAGAGAAAAATCAAGAAGTGCAAAAGAAACTGCAATACGATTAGGAGTTACATATGTTACATATAAAAAATATGCAAAGATGTATGGTTGTCATGACATATGTAAAACACATCTAAGAAGAAAAGTTCAAAATGCAATTAATCCCAGTAAAGGCAAATATCCATTGCATAAGATACTTGCCGGTCAATTTCCTAACTTTCCTATTCACAGATTAAAAGATAAATTGATACGTTCTGATACTAAAAAAGCTGAATGTGAACAATGTGGATTTAATGAACGTAGAGTAACAGATGGTAAAATTCCATTGTTATTATGGTTTGAAGATGGTGATAGACACAATCATAAATTAGAAAATCTTAAGATTGTGTGTTATAACTGTATGTTTTTGTCTGGTAGAGGATATATCAGAAGAGGAACCATTCATTATAGTATGGATCCTGATGTGATGCAAGGTGCAAAGAAACCAATCAAGGCTAGATTTTAAAATAAAATTTAAAATGTTATTATGATATTTATATATCATGAACAACTTAGATCATTTAATTGCAAAACATGGTGTGATGTCATCTTTTAGCATTGCACGTAAAATTTCTAAAAATGAATTTAAGTCATTGACGCAAAAAATTAAAAAAAATTGTAAAACCAAAAAAGAATTTGACTTGTTACTTAAAAAAGAGATAATCAAGAAAACCAATGAAAGTATTAGTTTAGGTAAAATACCCGGATTAGTAGTTCCTTATCAAGAAAAAAAGAGTGTTGGTAAAAAACCTACAAAATTCTTTTTGGATGATACTAAAAGAACTGCATTGTTAAGTATTTTTGGTGCTTCTATTGTAGAAAAAGTAATTCAAAAAAAACTTAACAAAGATGAAATGTGTTTTTTGATACTTACAATAGTTAATTTGTTAAAATTATCTGATCATGATTTTAAAATGTTTCATCAGAAAAATGAAGACTCTATAGATGATGAAGATTTTGACGATGAAGAAGATGATGATGGTTACGATGAATAATCACGGTTATGAACCCAAAAGATGTTATTATGAATATATACAATATAAATGATGTTGTCGGAGAAAATAAAACTGAAAAATTAGTGTTTGTAACAGGTGTTACTGGTCAAGATGGTAGTCATATGGTTGATTATCTACTTGAAAACACTGATTACACCATAATTGGTGGTGCAAGACGTTTAAGTATTAAAAACCATGAGAATATTGCGCATTTAGACAATAATCCACGTTTTAAATTGGTTAACTTTGATTTGAGTGATGCGCATAGTATCAGTAAAATTGTTGAAAAATTAAAACCAGACTATTTTATCAATTTAGCCGCTCAAACATTTGTAGGATCATCATGGGATTTTCCGGCTCAAACATGGGAATGTAATACCACTGCGGTAATTCATATACTTGAAGCTATTAGACAACACAAACCTTCATGTAGATTTTATAACGCTGGTAGTAGTGAAGAATATGGAAATGTTGAGTATATTCCTCAAGATGAAAAACACCCAGCTAAACCACGTAGTCCATATGGTGCAAGTAAATCAGCTGCAAGACAATTAGTTAAAGTATATAGAGAAAGTTATAATCTGTATGCAATTCAAGGTTTGTTGTTTAATCATGAAGGTACTCGTAGAGGTGAAGAGTTTGTTACTCGTAAAATTACAAAAGGGGTAGCTAGAATCAAAAAAGCTATTCTTGAAAATAAATCATTTGAACCAATTGAATTGGGTAATGTAAAAGCCAAAAGAGATTGGAGTGACGCTGAAGATTTTGTCAAAGGTATTTGGTTAATGTTAAACCAAAACACTCCAAATGAATATGTTCTTTCCAGTAATGAAACACACACTATTGCAGAATTTGTATGGTATGCGTTTAAATCAGCCAACATTGAAGGTGCATGGCATGGACAAGCAGAATCAGCGGAATTTAGTATTAGTACCAAAGATGCAATGAAATATGAACCTATATCATCAGTTTTGGTTAAAATTAATCCTAAATTTTATAGACCAGCAGAAGTGGATTTGTTACTAGGGGATAGTACCAAAGCCAGAAATGAATTGGAATGGAAACCAGAAACATCATTTGAACAACTCGTTGAAAAGATGGTGACTAATGATTTAAAACAAATCGGACTATAAATATATGAATCAAAATATGATGAATCAACAACCAAACTTTGGTATTGAAGATACAAGCGCAATTGAGTGTGAAAAGTGCAACAATAATGTGTTTAATAACGCATTTATGTTTAGAAGAGTAAGTAAAATATTGGCGGGAACAGATAAAGACGCATTGGTACCAATCCAAATTCCAGTGTGTTCAAAATGCACTTATCCAATTCAAGAACTATTACCAAAAGAATTGAGAGAAAAAAGAATTAGTCTGGAGTAGTTAAACTAACTCACGGCTTTGCATCAAAAGGATTAGATTGTTGAAATACTTTTCTAATCCTTTTTTTGTTACTCTCTTTTTGGTATTACTTCTATAAGAATTGAGCATATCTGAAGTTACATCCACTTCATTTTCTTCATTTAACAACTTAATTTTATCAACTCTTGATTTACGCATAAAAAACTTCTGATGAATAAGTATTTCACCAGAAGTTTTTGTGTAATTATTTTTAACTATTAATTAAAAAATGTTTCCAAGTGTGATGTTTTGCTTCTCTGATCAAAGCAGACACTGGAGTTGGACTTGGTTCCACTGGTTCTTTCTTTAACTTCAAACCAAGTTCACTGTTCATTTTATTGCCTTTTTTACTATTAAGACTTTTGTCACAAACAACCATGTTGGTCCAAGTATCTAAACCACCTTTACTACGTGGAATTACGTGGTCAATAGTAGATTGATCCTTTGATAACTTCTTACCAGTATACTGACAAATACCTTGATCTCTATTCCAAATACCATCCTTGCTAGGTTTTCCTTTAAATGTCTTAATAGGCATTTTGTTGAAATTTGTAGCAATGATGACAGTTGGCACCCTAATGCTTCTAGTAGGACTATTTATGGCCAAATCCCATGGTCTAATAGGCAACAACATCCATTCTTCCCATGAAACTGGATTCATACTCTTAGCTTCATCAAAAATGGGTTGTCCATTATCATCTAGTTCATATTCAATATCCAATGCCATTGTAGATGGTTTACCATGAGATTCAGCACCACAAAGATCCACAATAGCATCTTTGACGGTTTTAAACCCAACTGGTTGCCAGTTAGCATTCAGATTTAAACATATTAGTTTATTTGCAACATTATTCATAACTCACCTTACATCATAAGTATAGTCTACTTTTTATAAAGGTCAAGAGAAATTTTTTCTTTTGGTTGTAGACTTTCATCCAATCTATCAATTACCATCTGTAAACTGCCAATTTCAAACCATTCATTTTTCTGATTCCTAGCAAAATGCTTCATCTGTTCATGAATATCTTTTTCTGCAGTATAACAGTCTGGATGATGTATATAATACTCTATTTTGTAGTTTCTTAACGGACTACTTGTTTGATATGTACGTAGTCTGGATTTGATATCTTCAGTAACACCTATTTTGTAATAATTAGGGAAATTAATGTTACTAATTACGTAAATATAACCCTCTTTTTGTCTTTTTTCACCCATTTGTCCAATAAATATAGACAAATTTTAATTTTCTTTTTATTTATTTTAGGGGTACCCCCTCCCCCTTTATTTTACGTTAACATACTCATAATCATCATTAAACATACTATATACATGTTGATGATGTCTACCATCAATATGTTCATTCAAATCAATCATTCTTACATCATCATCACATATACAAGTCATCTTAATTTTACCGTTTTTAATAACTGCTTGTGAATCACAATGGGTACAATGAATGTTTAAATGTTTCATATGTACTAATATATCATTATTAACGCAAAAGAAAAGGGTTGTCACGGTAATGTAACAACCCTTAACACAAGTGTAACTAAACCTATTATAGGTCACTATAGTTTTTTAACTCCATCTTACCATTTGCAATAGTAATGTATTGATCTAAATTACAATCAATACAAATATTATCTGCATCTGTAATATTCATATATCCTTCTTTATGATACTGAGCAGCTCTGCCAGTTTCCCATTGATTTGTGTGTCCTACAATTTGTCTTAAACCATCAATAGGACTAAATTCATGATCAAAATCACACCATACAATACCACCAGCTCTAAATCTACCTCCTCTACTATATCCAACTTGATAAAACCAATGTAAATCATCACTCTTTAACTTGGTTGTAGCTTCATCACTACATTGATCAAGATATTTGAAAATATCTTCATTTGTAGAACAATTGGGAGACACCAATCGTTGATCTAAACCAGCGTGGGTCAATAGAATG